ATGACGGGATGATACCGATGCCCGCCATTTTCTGCGTGTCGAAAGCCAAGGTGCTGTTATTAAAACTGATGGTTCTCGTCGTGGTGTTTGAAATCTGCGTGACGTTTTCAAGGGAGTACGCTGGAAGGATTTCAACGCTCCCCAAGTTCAGTTGATGACACGCGACGTTCCCCGCGACATTGATTTTATTCAAACGTTCATCGTCTATGACAACATTAGACCCCACACACAGGTCCGCCGTTGGGAGGGCGTTGCCAATGCCTACGTTAGATACAGTGACGAAACTTGTATCAGTGTTGTTAAATTCAAGAGTATAGGGGGTGGTGTTCCCAATGGCTGTGATACCCTCAAGGGTTTGTGTAATGTTTGCGAGCAGACCACCATCCCCGTAATAGACATTAGCTGTCACGTTACCACTCACTAAAACATTAGAAGAAACATTAATACCTGTGATTTCATTTGTAAATAAAATAGTCTGGTCCGTATCTGCACCAAACTCAGTCACAGATTGTAAAGTCGTGACGAGACCCGTGAGTGTTGAACCATCACCGTGCACTGAACCAGTCACGTATACGTTACCGTAGACAACTAGATTTGCCTTTTCATCCGTGAGAATATCTATCCTATCACCCTCGAGGGCATCATCGTTCGTATATCCCAAAACAACATTCGCACCATCTTCTGTAAACAAAAATGCGACGTTTGATGCACCATCTTTACGAGTCATCATGACACCGACATTGGAATAGGCTGTGTTGTTAGACCCCAATTTTGTGACGCCATCTTTGACTTCGAGAGACTTTACCGAGAGATTTCCACTATCAATTTGGACATCTCCAGCAAAACTCTGAATATTCGTCGTCATTTACATTAATATGCGAAATTTTTAACAGCTGTTGAACCCTCTTTCACCGCGACCAACTTTGAATCTGTTCCTGCTGAGGTGTACTCCACCATGATTTCATAATCATAGTCCTGGTTGAGGTCATTCGGTTGGATTGTCACCTCTGTTGGCGTGGTGGTCACCGTACTACTCCATGGTTTTGTAGTGTCGCCAAATTTATTTAATGTGCCCACGGTTATATTTTTTGTTGGAGCACCTGTGACTTTTCCGCCCTGGAGTTCGAGCACAAGGGTGTTCACATCTTCCGTGTCGTACACCAGTTGGGCCATCACGCGGGCATAGAAGACATTAGAGGCAAATTGAAGTCCAATGGTATCACTCGGGTTTGTCATAGACCCAGAGTGTGCATAGAAGCGGGTGTTATTTACCACGAGACCATTATTCACATACGCTACATTATTCACGGTGATGTTTGAAGTAAATGTTGGGTCAAGTTTTGTTGCCCTTGTGTTTTCCAAGTCTGAGATGTCGTCCTCTGCTGTGTCCAGACGTGCGGCGTTGCTGTAGACATTGTCCCAAAGGTCCACCACGTTTGATTGAAGTACACTAATGTTAGATGCAGCGCCGTCAAGAATTGTTGCATTGCTGTACACGTTGTCCCATAGGTCCACAACATTAGCCTCCAAAACACCCACACGAAGAACATTGTCTTCGTGGTCTGTTTTAAGAGTCGCCAAGGTGGATGCATTGCTGTATACATTGTCCCAAAGGTCCACGACATGAGTCTCCAAAACACCTATGCGAAGAACGTTGTCTTCGTGGTCTGTTTTAAGAGTCGCCAAGGTGGATGCGTTGCTGTACACATTGTCCCATAGGTCCACGACATGAGTCTCCAAAACACCCACGCGAAGAACATTGTCTTCGTGGTCTGTTTTAAGAGTCGCCAAGGTGGATGCATTGCTGTACACGTTGTCCCATAGGTCCACTACATTAGCCTCCAAAACACCTATGCGAAGGACATTGTCTTCGTGGTCGGTTTTAAGAGTTGCCAAGGTGGATGCATTGCTGTACACATTGTCCCAAAGGTCCACCACGTTTGATTGAAGTACACTGATGTTCGATGTAGCACCATCAAGAATTGTTGCGTTGCTGTACACATTATCCCATAGGTCCACGACATTAGCTTCCAAGACACTCACACGCGCTGCGTTATCGGTGAGGTCTGTTTTGAGAGCCACCCCTGTGAGTTTGGTACCATCACCATAGTACTCGAGGGCGGTGATATTCGACGCCGCATAGATGTTCCCAGAGGCTTTGATGCTCCAGGTATCAGTGTTTGTGAAGCTGACCTCGTTCGTGGTCGTAGCCCCAGTGTCAGTGACTTGTTGAAGAGTTTGTAGTTTTGTCAACAAGTGTGTTGGGTCAATTTTTAACATATCATTGTTGACGTTGTTCACATATACATAGTTCAACTGTGAATTTTGTGTCACGATGTTTGCGTTAGGAATGTCATTGGAACGTCCAATACCAGTGACGAAGATGATACCATTGTTTTCTGAATTTTCTTTAATGCAAATACCCAAGTTTTGAATTTGGTCCACATCATTGACAGTATCATATGGTTTTGAGGCCATGATACCACCTGGGGCGGTATTTGAAACATACAAGGTTTGACCTTGTGTAAATCCAACCGTGTTCACACCAGAGACTTTACCATAGGTCACCGCCAAGCCTTCGGTGCCATTTAAAATCAGGTCAGATGCTACACCAATGCATGGCATAGTTGCACTGCTATCCGACTTTGCCAAAGCCACGTTCGCTATGTTGTTGTTGTGACTGTCCACGATGTACAAAGTATTACCTTTGGCGATGTCAGCACCTGTTTTGTTAATCACACGTATAAAGTTGTTGTCATTGAAATCATTGACCCAGTTTGCGCCATCATAGATGAGACGCTGTTCCGCGGTGAGGTCGTCGCCTATGACGACATTATAAAGCTGGTCCAACTTAATCTCAACATTTGAAGTGAGGTCTGTTGTTAATGCAGTATGCGTGTTTAACAAAGATACCACTTGTGTCGTTGTGTTACCATTGAGACACACGTCATCCAATGTACTCGCAATGTTAGACAAGAGACCACCATCACCATAGTACGCAGCTGCGTTGGCCGTGCCACCAATCTCTAAAACATTAGAACCAGTGAATGTCGTCGTGTTCACACCAAGTTTATAAGCCATGGTGATGTTCCCCGTGGAACTATCAACCACAAGGGTATCATCTTTCCAGTTACCACTATCAACAGCTGGGTCTCTCACTGTGATGTAAAAGTCATCACCCGAGTTGCGCCCAAACGCCGCGCGCGCTACATCGTTGTTGGCGAAAGTGACCGTCGCGGCGCCACCATCAGTGTCATTGATGTAGATGTCCGGTTCAACACTATCGATGCGAATCGCCCCGACGCCGTCGTTCAGACTCCCTGCCGTCAGTTGTAAGGGTGGGGTCGTGGTGTTATCAGAATTGAATGCCAGTGTTTGCAATCCTTGGATGGTGTAGACATTGAGTGTAGCGACATTCGCATCACCACTCACGTCGAGTTGAAAACCAGGAAGAGTTGTACCGATACCAACTCTCCCAGTGTTTGTGTCCACAAAGAAATTGTCAGTTCCAACATCCACATTACTGTGTGCAGACAGCGCCGCCACATTTGCATCACCACGCACATCGAGTGCAACACCTGGGGTAGTTGTGTTCACCCCAACTCTGTCGTCGGTGGCGTTCACGTAGAGTGTGTCTGTATCTACTGCGAGTGTGGTGTCCACCTCTAAACTCCCGTAGACGTGTACCGCGAGGTCGTTACCAGAATCTGGAACGAGGTCTGCGCTCGAGGGGTCACTGAGGGTGTGTCCAATCATGAACTCGGATTCATCTCCTCTGAAACCCAAACCAACATTAGACGTCGGTCGGGTCATGATGAAACCCATATCGAGGGTATCGCTCGTGTTGTTGTTTGCAAGTTCCACGAGAGCATCGTTGATGACTGTGTTTGTGGTGTGTAAAAATGTCGTACTTCCCTGCACGAACAGGTTCCCGGAGACGTTCACATCACCACCCACACTCAAGAGGCTCGGTGCACCTTGTGTGAACGTCAGATGTTCGTGGTCTACGAGGAAACTATCCGTACCAACGTACGGCACGCGTCCCTCGGTTAACGTGGACACGGCGAGCTCATTCGTCGTGACGTTGGATTCTACACTAATGTTAGAGGTAAAGTGTGGGTCTAAAATGTTTGATTTGAGAGCGATGTAATCATTTAATATTTGAACATTAGATGAAATGTAATCACGAACCGTAGAAATATTTGAATCAATGTTATCATTTAAAATATTTACATTCGAAGTGATATATGTTCTTGTTGTTTCCAAATTTGAGTCAATGTTATCATTTAAAATATCAACATTAGATGAAATGTAATCACGGACCGTAGAAAGATTTGAACTTATGTTATCATTTAAAATATTCACATTGGATGTGATGTAATCCCTAGCTGTGGAAAGATTTGAATCAATGTTTTCATTTAAAATGTTCACATTCGAAGTGATATATGTTCTCACAGTTTCCAAATTTGAGTCAATGTTTTCATTTAAAATGTTCACATTAGAGGTGATATAGGTTCTCACCGTAGAAAGATTTGAATCAATGTTATCATTTAATATGTTCACATTCGAAGTAATATATGTTCTCACAGTTTCCAAATTTGAATCAATGTTATCATTTAATATGTTCACATTGGAGGTGATATATGTTCTTACAGTTTCCAAATTTGAATCAATGTTATCATTTAAAATATCAACATTAGATGAAATGTAATCACGGACCGTAGAAATATTTGAGTCAATGTTTTCATTTAAAATATTTACATTGGAGGTGATATATGTTCTTGTTGTTTCCAAATTTGAATCAATGTTATCATTTAAAATATTCACATTGGAGGTAATATAATCCCTAGCTGTAGAAAGATTTGAATCAATATTTTCATTTAAAATATTTACATTAGATGAAATGTAATCACGAACTGTAGAAATATTTGAATCAATGTTTTCATTTAATATGTTCACATTGGATGTGATATATGTTCTCACTGTGGAAAGATTTGAATCAATGTTATCATTTAAAATATTTACATTTGAGGTAATATATGTTCTTGTTGTTTCCAAATTTGTTGAGATGTTATCATTTAAAATATTTACATTAGAAGAAATATAATCTCTCACGGTGGAAAGATTTGAACTTATGTTGTCATTTAAAATATTTACATTAGAAGAAATATATGTTCTTGCGGTTTCCAAATTTGATGAGATATTATCATTTAAAATATTAACATTTGAGGTAATGTAATCCCTAGCTGTGGAAAGATTTGAATCAATGTTTTCATTTAAAATATTTACATTTGAGGTAATATATGTTCTCGTTGTTTCCAAATTTGTTGAGATGTTATCATTTAATATGTTCACATTAGAGGTGATATATGTTCTGACAGTTTCCAAATTTGAATCAATGTTATCATTTAATATGTTCACATTGGATGTGATGTAATCGCTAGCTGTAGAAAGATTTGATGCGATGTTATCATTTAAAATATCCACATTAGATGAAATATAATCCCTAGCTGTGGAAAGATTTGAATCAATATTATCATTTAAAATATTCACATTGGAGGTGATATAATCACGGACAGTAGAAATATTTGAATCAATATTATCATTTAAAATATTTACATTTGAGGTAATATATGTTCTTGTTGTTTCCAAATTTGACGCAAGAAGTGTATTTGTTGTGATTGCATTTGAAATGCCCGTCAAAAACTCACCATTACCAAAATAGTACCCATCGGTGACAATATTTGAAGTTGCGTTGATGGCTTCATTTGTGTTGGTTAATAAAAGTGTTTGACTTGTTGTGTTTCCGATATCTGTAATACCTTGAAGTGTTTGTGTTATATTTGAGAGGAGACCACCATCTCCAAAATAAATGTTTGCCGTGACGGCACCAGTTTCACTAATAAATGTATTACTATTTACATTAATACTTTTGTCTGCAAAGAAACTTCCATAGACGTGAACGTTCATGTGTTTAGAGAGGTCTGGGGTAATGTCCACACCCGCGGCATCATCGGTGGTGTACGCAAACATCAACTCATCTTCGTGGCCTCGGTACACCATGGCGACATTGGCTTCCGCCCTTTCCATGACCACACCGGAGTCTAACGTCGTCAGTTCATTTCCTGCGGCAATTTTAATGATGGCGTCATCTACGGCGAGGTTGTCCACTTGTAAAAATGTTGTATTGCCTCGCACTTCGAGATTCCCACCGACGATGACATCGGCTTGTGCGGTAATTGTATTGGCTTCGACGTCACCATAGACGTGAAAATTGATTGGATTCGTTTGGTCGGGGGTTAAAGAGATACCATCGACACTCGCGGTGCTATGGGCGACGATGAATTCTGTTTCACTGGCATCGTATCCAAAGACGACATTCGCAGGGCTTTGTACACCGATGATGATACCTGTATCGGCCAAACCATTGTTCCCTAACCCTAAGATTGGGTCGCGAATGAACACGTTTTCAGAGTACAGGTAGGATGTGGACCCATGAACTACGAGATTTCCTTGAATTGTTGTGTTCCCATCAACGAGAGTGTTTCCATAAATTCTATTTAATGTTCCATTTGTGGTAAAAAAAGATGAATTTAAATTACCATCAATTTGTACATCTCCGCCAACGTGCAACTCATACTGGGGTTCCACATTGATACCAACAAATCCATCAGTCTTTAATGACACTTCACCGGTGAGATGGAGTGTGTTCGATGTTGTATTTCCCATGTCGGAGATGTATTGGAGGGTGAGATTGGAAATGTTCCCCCCATCACCTGTGATTATGCCTTCAAACTCTGGGTCCACTTCAAGGGCACTGATACGTGCGCTGTTATCAGCGAGCTGGTCTGGAAGCACTTCGAGGGCACTGATTCGTACGCTGTTTGCTGCTAGGTTTGACACGGCATCGTTCAACAACAGTGCATTACTTTGAAGGGATGTTTCCAATGTCGTCACTCTAATACTATTTGAGAGTGCGTATGTTTGCAACAACGCAATGTTTGCAAAATTATTTGACGAGGTCACTTGCAAGTTTGCGATGTTTGCAGTGTTTACGGAAATCCTAAAACTGTTATCTTCCAACCGTGCACTTAATGTTGTGATTCTATTGCTATTATCTGTGAGATTGCTTTCTAAATTGTTGAGACGTGTGTGAATATTTGTATTCACATTTGCTTCTAAATCTTGGATGCGTAAAACATTAGATGTATGATAGGCGGTGAGTGTAGAAATTCTTTGAGAATTATTTTGAAGATTAAACTCCAAATTACTAATCCTCACACTATTTGCTGCTAAATTTGATTCTAAGTTCCCAACTCTAATACCGTTAGAGGACATTTGCGTTTCCAAATTGGAGACACGCAGTGCGTTCGAATATGCATCAGTCTCTAATACTTCAATACGTGAGACATTGTCTTCGAGGTGTGCTTTAAAAGCCACCCCTGTGAGTGTGCGTCCATCGCCAAAGTAGGCGTTGGCGTACACATCACCGACGACGTTCATGGTCACGAGATTTGAAGAGCTCGTAATAAATCTTTCAGATGCGGTGTTTGGTGTGTACCCCACAAACAGCTCGTCTTGAGCTTCTCGGTACACGACACCGACGTTTTCACCGGGTCTTTTCATGAGGACGCCGAGGTCATACAACAAATTTTCATTGACATTGTTTTGACCCAACTCAATGATTGGGTCTTTGACGGAAATATTTTGAGAATAAATTAAAGTTGTTTCTCCAAAAGTTGTGAGATTTCCTTCGATGTATACATTGCCTCTGGCGAAAAAAACATTTCCAGATGATGACGTGTCATCAATGTATACATTTGAACCAATATCTAATGAATGTGCGGGTTCGGTGTTCCCTGCTAGACCCACTGGACCAGAGGAGACGAACCCATTTGTGAACTGTACAACCTCTGTTGTTGTGTTCCCAGTTTCGGTGACATACTGAAGAGTTTTATCAACTGCCACGACTTGTGTCGTTACGATTTCATTCGTCGCAGTATCATACGCGAGGACATTCGTAGTAGCTACTGTGTCGTATCTGATTGGAGACACAAACGTACCCGAATGTGGTGCTTGCACTGTGGTGTCAGAAGCGTTCACAATGACGGAGTTCTCAGCCTGTGTGTGGGGCTGGAGCTTCCCAATGCGAACCTTCTCTCCGCGCTCCACGGTATTAAGGTTCTTCACCATTTATATAAAGGGGTATTTTAATTTGCAAAACGAAGGGCACCGATACCATTTCGTATCGTCAAAATGTTATAGGAACATGCATAAATTTTATCTATGAGAGTTCTGGATTCACTGTGGATTTTAAATGATGACACTCGTGAAAAATTAAGTGTTCCGGTCGGTTGTAAGGTGCTGGTGTTATTTGCAAAGCTGTGAAGGAATACATCGGGGGATGACACCGATGTGGTGTGATAGTACGCAGGGACGTCTAAAAAGTTTGGTCTGGCCCATTTGAATGGGGCGAGTTCAACACCATTGACTGAAAGTTTAATTCTATTATTAGGTGCTGTGAGGGTGCTTCCAGAGAAGATGTTTGATGAGGCGATAAACTTCACGGGGTGATTAAATGTGAGTTCTTGCGTGAGTTCGTATGATGGTGCAGTTGATTGAATTTGATAGATGAGCATGTCCACCGTTTGACTGGCGATTTGCGCCCTCTCTGTGGCATCTAAGAAATAATAGTTGCTGTGGCACTCCCACGTGTAGTTTCCGGCGAGTGGGCCCCAACGAATGCGCAACTCGACTTCTTGATACTGGAGCGCGCACATGGGGATGGCAGATTCCACGGCTTCACAGAAGAAGAATCTCAGTGGGTAAAACCACGAGGAACGACCACCCGGGCCAAGGGACCCTTTGGATGTGTTTTTGGCGAGCATATCGAGGGCGACGTATTGAGAAAAATCAGACGTCTGTTCATCTATAACCTGGCCACCGATGACGAGTTGTACAGATTCAATGAGCTCTGTCCAGTTTGAAATTTCAAAAGTCGTCGTTCCATCATCGACTGTAAAGTAGGTGTACCCCAACATGTCTCCATTGCGTCCGAGTGTGATTGACGAGTACGAGTTCGAGCGCACAGCGCCTTGAATTTGTTGTTTTTCAATGGCTTGTGCGAAAGGTGTGTGTCTTTTGTACGTGGCGGAAAAATGGCTCATTTCTGGTTCGCTCGAGATCCATTCATCTTGAGCGCCCAGGCATACGAGTTGCGTGATGCCCGAAGACATTGTTATATTATATTAAGAAAAATTAAAGGTTCGGTCTCCTGCAAACAAAACGAATCACAAAAAAGTTTGCACCCGCGTCTGATGAATTTTTAATGGTATTCCCATTTTGGTCCAAAAGGGTCACGGTCAACTTATCGATGCGACGAATCGGGTCGATGTACTGCGCCACCACGGGATAGTTATCCTTGAATGTGATGAGGGTGTTTCCATTTCCATGTGTCGCACTCTCCGTGATGATGCTCCCGAAGGAACTTCGCACCACAGAGATGTTCCCCTGTCCTGTGTGCACGTTGGATGTACCGGGAATGGCGGCACGGTCGTTAAAGTGCGTGTCCAACTCGTCGATGGACAGGTAGAGGTGTTCGGTCTGAAGGTTCGCATGGACGTGTGCGGCGAGAAGACGGGCTTGCACGACGTTGCGAAGAGGGTTTTGCAGGTGTGCCACGAATGTATTCGCACTGGCCTGACCTATGCTATCGACGGTGATGGTGTGATATTCATAGGCGAGGTCAGGGATTGTGGTATCGGAAGTTACCAATGCCATTATTTATACTAGTATCTTAGATAATTTCGTATCCAGCTTGCTCGCGCACCAACTTTTCAGCACCGCACACGCCACCAGCCTTGCGCATGGAGTACGTGCTTTCGCCTTCCATGCCACTTCCCGCGACACACTTCAGGTCGTACGGGAGGTCAAACAAAGAGCCTTCATTCTTCGCTTTGATGGTCAAAGGCATCGGTGTGTAGTAGCTTCGTGAAGTCATCAACACAAAGACCACCAGGATGAGGGTGCCGATGAGCGTCAAGGCGTTACGGTTCGTCTTGTTGAGGTTGAACATTTTTTGATACTATAAATTGAGAAAATAAAGTAAAGTGCGTTAAAGATTTTGATTACTTTTAAAGATAATACATTAGATGGACGGTGAAATTATTCTGGACAGAGGTGAAACTAATGTCATGAAATTAGATGATGATGAGCAGCGGCTGATGGATGAAATTCAAATTTCTACCCCTCGACCTAAAAAGGTGCCGAGGCCTGGTCAAAACTTCAGACCGCGACCGTCGCCTGCGATGCAACACCAGGAAGAGATTGACGCCTTTGTCAATCCGTACAAACAAAACGAACAACAACAACCACAATACAACGAGGAACCTGAGGATGACTTTGGTGAAGTCGATGAAGAGTACGACGACGAATACCCCCAGATGGGTGGTGGTGGTGGTGGACCCACGTACCAGGAGGAACAACCATCGAAGGGGTACAAATCCATTGATGAAGAGAAGAGTGATTTGTTGAACAAACTCACGAGACTTGAACGTAAGGGTTTCAACGTCAACAAACGGTTGAACGCGTACAGCCCGATCGAAGACTTGAGAAGTGAGTACAAGCGTATCACCTATACGATCGACGTTGACCAGAGTATCAAATTTAGCAGACGTGCCCTCATGGCCACTGCTACTGGTTTGGAATTCTTAAATAAGAGGTACAATCCGTTTGAGCTCCAACTCGATGGCTGGTCTGAATCTATCATGGAAAACTTGGACGACTACGATGGCGTTTTTGAGGAATTGCACGTTAAATATGGCGAAAAGATGCATGTCGCACCCGAAGTCAAGCTATTGATGATGGTTGGGGGGTCGGCTATGATGTTCCATCTCACCAATTCTATGTTCAAGGCGGCTATTCCGAATATTCAAGATGTTCTCAAGCAAAACCCAGGACTCACGCAGCAGATGGTCAGTGCGGTACAAAACACCAAGCCACGAAGTACACCCGACGGTGGACCGAGTGGTGCAGGGGGTGCGTACGAGATGCAAGGTCCAGGCATTGACATCAGCAGCTTGATGGGTAATATCATGATGCCCCCGCCGCCGCCCATGAACAGCTCTCCCCAGTTGGTGCAGGAAGAGACCGTGGAAGATGTGGACGATGACATCTCCGACATCGTCACAGAAGACATTTTGCAACAGGAAGAGGAGAGTGATGTCAAAGAGGTGACTGTTCAGGAAAAGTCAGCGCCGAAGAAGAGAGGCCGTAAGAAGAAGACAGAAATAAATCTTTAGATATTATAACACAGGATGATGGCATTAAGTATGTGCCCACTGGAGGAGGAGGCGCCACCTCGTCGCACCTCTCCTCCCCCAAAAAAACAGGAAGTTGTTCCGACGATGGAGGAAGAGACTGAATGCAATTACGTCATTCTTTTCTTCATCGTTGGTGTCATCGTGCTCGCTTTGCTCGATGCGATGTAAAAATTCACTCACTCTCCCACGATTTCCTTCGTGGTAAAGTTAGTTTAGTATGTAAACGAAGATTTAGTCGTTGTGTTTGCTTTAATGTTTATGAGTTTACCACCAGAAGCGGTCATGAGTTCAATGTAAAAGTCATAATAGTACGCCGTCAGTGCGAGACCACCGCGGGGTGATGTGTTGTGTGGTACCATGGAAATTGTCGTCGCCGTCTTCGTGACTGTTTGACTCCATGGATATGGATTTGTTCCACTGAATATATTTTTTGTACCGATGGCGATTGGTATTGATGATGTTTGTGTGTCATCTGAATGCCCACCTTGCACCTCAAGAATCATCGTACTCATGTATTTGCCATCAGCGGCATATCTAAGTATGGCGGTAATTTTAGCGTAAAACGCCCCGTTACCAAAGGTGAGAATGATATTTTTACCTTGTGTGTCGAGAACGCTAAACGTTGAACTGTACTGTTTTTTAGAAACCGCATCGGAGTTGAAAATAGTTCCACCAGCCACGTGTAATGGTGCCAATGGTGTGACGACACCGATACCGACGGCATCACCGAATTCAATGCGACCACCGAAGATGATGTCATCTTGAACAGTCAACGACCCTTGTACGACGACGTTACCACCCGATGGGTACAGGTACAAGTCATCGTCGTCATTACTCATGTAAATGTTGGATGTCGCCGCACCAGCTTTGAATTCGATCAAGGCATTACTCGTCGCGTGCTCCACCAACAAGTTGCTGTTATACAGGTGAATGTTCGCCTTTGGTTGTGATGTACCGATACCAACTTGCCCAGTTTTAATGATTGACAGGGCATCTACCTGTGTATCATTGTCCAGGTATCCCACAACGAAAGCATTGCTCGCAGCACCTTTTTGTGCTCTGAGGAAACCCCCGTATCCAGTGTTTGTCGTGACCTGCATCGCGGTGTATTTTGAACTACTGTCTCCGGGTGCAGATTCTAGGTTGAGGAGGGTGACATCACTTTCGGTATCATCGTGGACGTGGAGTGTGTGTGAAGCGGTCACGGCACTTTCACCACTGTTTATGAGCACTTTACCATCGTTTTGAACACGCATGCGTTCAAAATCACCGGTTTGGCCAAATTGGAACGAGAGGTCGCTTTGTTCCAAAGATTTTATGAAATTGTCACCACTGGCGGTGTCTGAGAGAATGTGTAAATTTGAAGTATCTATGAAATTACCCTCTTTTACTTTAATGTTCCCTTCCACGTACAAACGTGTGTCCGTGGCCAAGTCATCTTCGGTGGAGTTGATGAGCACACGTCTCTCCTTTTCAACACTCAGTACTGGTTTTACTTCATAGTCAATGGCCGCGATGTCAGCTGCATCACCTAAAATGTCGTCTATGTTATCTTGTGTGATGGCACCAGAACTGCTGTAGGTGTTGAACACATGTCTCGCCGCGATGTGTCTAATCTGGTCAGGGCCTTCACTTCCCTCGGAGTTATCTGTTTTGAATAATACCAACTCTGTGCGTCCTTGAGTACCGTAGGCTTTTTCTTGTAAAAATGTTGTATCTGAAGTATCCGATGCCGCGGTGACCCCTCTGAATGTGAGTTTATTTCCAATTTTCACATCACCGTTTACATCCAACTTTTCGGTGGGTGCATTTGAGTTAATACCAACATTCCCCCCGTTATCTATGACAAAATAGGTTGACGTATTCAATGTCGTCGCATCGTTTGAAATTTTAAATTTAGAGCTATCACTGAAAGCTCCACCCACTGACCAACCCGTGGTTGCGCCGGTCGTCACTTTATAGCTACTAAATGCATCCCCACCCGCATCGTTGACTTCCATGCACACGATGGCATCTTCATTGTCCGCGTCATTTGGATTGTACACAAGAATACCATTTGTCAGTGGATTTTCTGAACCAGAAGAGTGGATTTCAAGTTTGCTTCTGGGTGTGTGTGTTCCAATACCAACTAACCCAGCAGAGAGCATGGTCATGATACGATTTGTCGTCGCATAATTACCATCAGCCAAGTTAAAATCAAGACGTGTGCGAGACGTGTTATTTTCAATCGCGTGTTTCCCAACGGAGAGTGTCGCGCGAGCACCTTGCGTCGTACCAGCGGTGGCGTCCCGACACAGCTGAATCACTGGTTCCATGTTATCACCAACATTTGCTAATCGGGTATTTGTAATTGTCATGGGACACGTTTCGTGATAAAAATTATTTCTCGCCACGACTTGCGAGTTTACGAACACATTCCCAGTGACCTGGAGACCCAGAGGTTGGGGAATAGTCGTCCCTATGCCAACTCGGCCAGATTCTAATATCGTCATCTTAGGGTTTCCGACAACACCCGTAGAACTCACGTTAATGTTAAAACCCTTCCCAGAGAGCACACGGCTTTGCACGTACGTGTGTCCAACAGCTGGGTCTACGTAAGAACGCAATGTCGTGTTCCCACCCCACGGGTCACCGAGGGTGAGTGCATTACTCCCAACGACGTGCGCACTTCCACCGACGGTGAGATTTGCGGATGGGTTGGTGTTTGAAATGCCAATCATACCGAGAGAGTTCATGACCATGTGTTCTTTGTTTTTCGTCTTGAACTTGATAAACTGTTTCGTGGCATCGGTGGCACCAGAGGACACTTCGATGACACTCACATTCGCCGCCACAGCTCCCGCTTTGAGGGTAAGGGCGTTGTTTGTGTTATCTGACCCATAATCATCGGCGTGCACGACAATACCACCCGTTGATTTGATTGTTTTATCTTCATTGGCATCTGTGCCCGCTTTGCCACCGAGACGCACATCCCCTCCAACGTGTAAGGCTTCATCGGGGCTGTACTGCCTGATACCCACCCTATCATTTGCCATGAAGCGGGTACTCACCACATTCCCATGAAACATAGCTAGGTTTGCACCAACTTCGTGCATGTGAATGTTTGAACCAATGCATAGGGTGTGTATTGGGTTTGTGTTTGCGATGCCAATGCGCTCCGTGGCAAACACGGTGGTGAACGCCGCGCGCCCATCCACTTGGAACACATTCGCCGCGGCATCATCGACCACGACGTTTGAACCTAAATTAAATCCGTGTCCAAAAGTCATCCTATCGGCGTATACATTTCCGGACACATACAACACATTCGACGCCGTGTCGTGAGCCCATAAATTGGCACCGACATCCAAGTTGTGCACGGGTGCAATGTTCCCCGCACCCAAGCTGTGTGAGGCGTAAAGGTTCCCGTAAATGTGTACATCAACATTTGAATCAGTGAGGACTGTGATGTTTTCTTCCGCGGGTCCAGAAATAGTTCGCCCAACTTTGATTTCTTCACCACCAGCGCCTGGGAAATATCCAATGAATACGTTTGAAGGGTCTTGATGAAACATCACAGATGTATCATAGGTCCCAGTGTCATTACCCGAACCTACTTCCAAAATAGCGTTCGTCACCGAGAGGTTTTCTGCGCGCTCATAGATGGATGTATCTGTGATGTAGACATTTCCTTCTACATAGAGGTTTCCATACACCGTCATATCACCGATGGTATCTACATTCCCCGTGACCTGGAACACGGGGTCGCCGACGTCATCAATCACCAAGTTTGCACCGAATTCTAACCCTTCATCAATAGTAATCTTTGTCGCTGAAATATTACCCGTGAGTCTGATATCTCCATCGGCACTGATACCCTGAGAGATTATGAGATTTGAACACAAAATGTTCCCTTCAGCGACTAACAGGTGGTCGCCTTGGTTATCAACATACACCCTGTTTGTGTCATTCACCTGAAACGGGAACACAGCAGATGTCGTATTCACACCAAACTGGGTGCTCACGAAAGCTTGCTCAAGTTCCGTTCTCTTTTTGATGTTCACAACAGTCGTTCCAGCATCGTTCATCCACAAATTACTCCCAAGGGAAAAGTTGTGTTCAGGGTACAAGTTTGCAATACCAATATTTGAAGTGAACACATTTGAAGCTTCCAAGTCCCCTGTGAAGATGTTTTGCTCCACCTGATTACTCAAGTCCTCTGTGGGACGCTGAGGGTCAAGCCGAACAAGGGTAACTTGGTCAAATTTCCCTGTGCTCCCTAAGAAGACCATGTTCTACTTTAACTTCCGAATAAAATTCCACCCATTCCATCCTTTAGACGAAGCACATTATATGAGACCGCCATCACTTGTAAATCCTGGTCGCTCGGTCTCGCCGAACCTTTCTCTGTACCACGTAAGATGAGTTTCACTGAATCGAGACGTGAAAAGTTTGTCGTGCCATTTGGGAAATACTCTGAGGCATTGAGGCCAAAGTGGTAGGCAAAAAAACGGGTGTAAAATGGATTGGAGTTTTCATTGTTAAATTCAGAGTTTCCATAGGCTGATTTCAAATAATTTTGAACGGTGTGAAAATATGTTGGAGACATTTTTTCAAATAATATTTGACCATTGATGAGCACATCACACTCCCTGAATGTAAATCGGTCCGTCTCCTTGTTATTCAATAATGCGTTGAAACCAAAAAAGATGGATTTCACCGGATGATTAAAAGCAGAAATATCAATGTTATTGTACCCACCCTCTTCAACCACGTTATCAACGACAGTCTCCATGGGAGCTCGCAATTGCTGCACCTGCGTCACGAGTAGGTCAACTTGTCTCCCAACGAGTTGTTCTCTCTCACGCGTGTCCAGGTACACGAAGTTTGCGTATACTTTCAACGACTTTTGTGCTTCAGTTCGGTTATGTGCTGAAAAGTTTGTCGCTTTAAAATTTACTTTCACCTCGACTTCGTGATACGCCAGACAACACAAAGGTAAAAAGGCTTTGTGGTCACAAAAGAAAAAGTGGAGGGGTTGGAAATTTGTATCGGATTGAGATATTTTATTATTGATTTGTGTACTTTTGGTGTACGTGTCAGCCAGGTAGTTGGTCCAGATGTCTGAAAGGTATTCAAAAGGTTGGGAGTCCACTTTTTGTCCACCCACGTACAGGTCGATCGTTGATTCGTAAAACACATTCGCGACGATGTGCCCTTCTACCCAAAGAGCATTGATGATGTCACCATCGGAGGGGATTTTAAAATTCCAGTTGTTTTCGTCGAGGGTGGCGATGTGTTTCGGGGCTTGTGAAAAATTGGTGTGTCTGTTATATTTCATTTTAAAATGACTGTAATCACTTTCATCATTACTGACGTACACATCTTGTAGCCCTTTACTCACGAGGGACACTAATGCCATTTCTACTATTATGATATATTTAAAAATAAACATTTTCCCTGAGGCAATTCAGAAGTGGTCGCGCGCTCACCACCACTCCCATGTATTTTAAACCCACCCGCCTTGTACACCTTCAGACGTTTGTACCACATCGCCGTGAGTAGACTCCACTGGTCACTTATGTCATAGATGTGTGGATTGTTTTGTTTGCCCTTTGTCTCTCGCATCACACGACCAATGCTCTGCTGAATGTCACTCTTTGGTGTGGCCAAGATGACCGTGTCTAGGGTAGGGATATCCAAACCCTCGTGGGCTTGAGAAAATGTTGCGATGATTATTTTTTTCGTCGAACTTTCTTGAAGGTCCTTCTCTTTCATTCCACCCATGTAGAGACCTGAGTTTTTAGGGAAACATTGGTGAAGCATCTCGCAGTGTAGACGACGGTCGCTGAGGACGAGCAATTGACGACTTCCTGCCGATGCTTTCTTCATCAGTTCTACTAACATCCTGTTTCTGTCCCGACACTCGACGAGTTCGGTAATCATGTTCACCAGAGATATTTTACCAAATCTCGTGCACGGTGGGGGGTTTTTAAACATCGGGTGTTCGTATTTCACTGGAAACACTTCCACCTGCGCTTGGTTTTTCCGTTCCACGGCAAAAAATGTTGGACCCATGAACCAGTGTAAAACTTTTGTAAGACCATCTTTTCTTTCTGGGGTGGCGGAAAGACCAAACACGTGACGAGGACACATTCTGAATAAACTCTGACTAAATACTTTTGCACAAATGTGATGGGCTTCGTCAACGATGAGTGTGCCAACACTATCAAAATCATCAAAAGTATATTCTTTCAGAGATAAACTTTGCAACATGGCGATGATGAAATCACACTCTGTTTCTTTTTTATTTTGTTGAACTCTTCCAATAGATGCCCCTGGACAAAATTGACGAATCCTCTCCTCCCACTGCGCGGCGAGAAACTCTTTGTGAACGACAATCATAGTTCTGTATCCCAACTTGCACGCGATGGCTAACGCCACCGTGGTCTTCCCGTACCCACATGGGAGTGAAAGAACTCCGTGACCTGCTTTGAGAGCTGCAGCAAGTGCGGCGTTCTGATGGGTGGCGTCACGGAGAGTTCCATTGAAGGTGAGGTTGACTCTGGTGGGTTCGGGTCTTTTGTCAACGGTGGGTTCTCCCACCTTAGCAGTTCCGTAGAATCTTGGAACGCAGATTCCATTCTTAGATTTTCTAAAAACTTTAAAAGGTGGTGGAGGGAATCCAAAGTCTCCATTGACTTCAGGTCTTACAGTCAATTCTTTTTTTATTTCGGCATTACCTTCTATGATGTATCCACTCCTTGTCAACATTTAATAGGTTAAAGGGTCGTAACTTTAATTTATTAAATGGCCATCGTCAGTGTTGAAGATAATATTAAACAGTTGCAAAGACAAATTGTAGAACTTTCCCAAGAGGTCCATCGTATGGAGGGAATGCTCCGAGTGTTTGTTGAATTTCAGAAAAATGGACTCAAGGAAGTTGACCTCCCCGGTGCCCTTCCGAAGGCGCGTGAAGAAGACCAGGAAGTCATCGAGTCCGCTTAGGTGTTGATGGTGGAGTATTGAAAGGCGCAAAGATCGTCTTCGTCTTCGTCTTGGACCTCGCACGTGTTGCTACGGGTGTATTACCGGTACGTGCCACTCCCCCGCCAGGTGTCATATTTCTCATAGTACCACCCGGACTGACTTCTTGAATTCGTACGCGTTGTTCCGCGGCATCTACGATGGTATCTACCGCAATGTCAAGAGCTGTTCCGAATTGCGCGGGTGCCAGTTGTCGCACTTTAATTTTAGCAAAATAGGGAAGTGCCTTCTTCGCGAGAAGTCCACCACCTGCACTCAGCAGTTGCAGACTTCGTTCTTCCACGAAAGGTCCTACGAGCGTTTCATAGATTTTATAAGCCACACTCGTTTGCAATTTTAATTTTTCAACGTATACCTGATACATAAGTGTAATAATAATAGGTGTCACTACAGAGAGTGTATACCTATGGGCCACCGTTTGATATAATCCCTTGAGCGTCCCTTTGATAAACTTTTTCAATTTTTCAGGTGTCTTTGGCATCGCAGCGATGATGAATGCATAGTAGCTGTAGATGAACAGAGATGTCATGTATTCGCCAACTTTTGATTTTTTATTTTTACCAAAAGTAGAAAACGCTTCTTCGTAGATGGTGTACAAAGGTGAAAACTGCTTCGTCTTGTACTGCGCAAACCAGAATACCGCGCGTTTCGTCATTTTTTCAATAGTGTAGGTCGAAGACAAGTATGGTTGCATGTATGGCAATCCTCGCGGGAATACGTTGAGCACTCTGTTGGCGTTTATGTTTATTTTTTGACTACCAAGTACTCCACTGATAAGAACCACCGCACTCACGATGGCATCCGCGATTTCACCCGATTTAAGGAGCTTGGTGGTATCTCGCGACGCTTTTTCAGCCAGTGAAACTATACGCTCAGAGACCTTGTTACTCAAACCATTTTGACGACCCAAGTTTATGTTTGCTGCACGCACCGTCAAGTTGTTCACACGTCTCGCATTGGCAGCCTTTGCTTCATTGACGATATTTTTCATCGTGTTTGTGTTGAATGTGTTATTAATCCGGTTCTTATAACGAGTCTTGTTGTCGTTATTTAATTGTAAGTTGTCAACTTGTTTTTTATACGTTGTCCTTATATCCGACCAATTTGTACTCATTAATATATATGAATATTTTTAATTTTCCACGAGTGTCCTGAGTAGTTTGACGCGTGCCACACACCCGTGTACTCTATATCTACATCTACTTCATCATCTGTGACAACTTCTTGGATAGGTTTCCTCCCTGTCATGGGGCACATGACGCGTCGGTAACGGAATGGAATTTTTAGTGTCAAGGTGTTGTCAAAGAAATCTTTTTGAATATAGTTTTCAGAGTTGAGTTTGTAATTATTCCGAGACTCTATCTGTATAATAATTCGTGCCATTTCGGGAGGTACTCGTAATCTGATGTATTTTTTATCGTTATGTTCATACATAGATGTTACGACTTTTCCCCGAAATTTCATTATTTTAATATTAATACAACAAAAATTATAAGTAATAAAATCACGATGTGTGATAATTTCAAAGTCTCCAGGGGTGTGGGAGTTCCAAAGTTTTCATGAGCAAACTGACGACCAACTTCCACAGCAGCCTCTAAGGATGCGTACGGGGTGCGTCTATCACTCATCATGCCACAAAGGGCTACGCGAGAACATCGTCCGAAGAATGGCAACTGACCCGTGAGTGCGAGTGTTCCCGAACTTTGGTGGAATTGCCAACGTTCACCATCCCACGTAGACCCCCAACCCACGCGAATAGTTTCAGGTGCACGCACACCCAACTGTTCCAAAACACCCTGTTTTAAATCCTCTGGTGGTGTGCGTAAAATAGAATCAGTCAAGTTGCAGATGACACACGACAGCGTCTTACCATCGGACAACACCCTCGGTTGTAACTTCCATGGCGTCGTCGCGGCAATTTCAAGGTCATCTTTCATCTCTGGCGCACCCATGGGGTAATCCAAAAGTAGGTTTAAACACCCATACGTCGTGTCGTTTAACATGGTCTTCGCCCCTGGTCCCCAGTTGTCCCCGACGAGTTTGATAGCAGGGCTGTGGTCCACACAAAGAACCAGGAGTTCATCTTTGAGTTTTGTTCCATCGGAGAATGTCGCCACATAGTTGTCTTCATCGGAGATGTATAATAATTCATCAAGGGAGGTGTTAAATTTAAATTCAACACCAACGTTTTCTAAAGCCTCATACATTTTATCACCCATGACTTTTCCAGAAACACGTTGCGTCCACTGCCTGGAAAATGTGACGTGATTGAAACTTTCCAACATTTCATAGGAACTCATCACATCCCAAGTGATACCATCAATAATAAGTGGAAGATGTTCCATAATAGAGGCACCTTCAGGGGACATTCTTCCTTGGAGGACATCTTTAAGGGTACGGTCCCGTCTCGCCACAAATGGAAGTGTAAGAAGGGCCAAGTAATCTTGAAACTTGAATTTTTTAAACATATATGGGAAAACACCATCGGTGTGTCTTTCAAACAGGTCATCCCATGAAATGTCCATATCTTTAAGAAGACTTCTCGTATTTACCCACCCCCTGTCAAAGAGGATACGGTGAGCGTGTAAATCTCTCTTCGTCAAGTCTGGTTCCCACCACGACCCACCTGCTGATGGTTTTCTTTCATGTATTGTGACTGGGACACCAATTTTCCTGAGTTCCCACGCCAAGGTCATACCCGTGGGTCCGCATCCAACAATGTGTACCATGCTTACTTACAATACATTAATAAATTTTATCATGAAACACGATGTAAAAAATACCAAGGACCAGTGTTATAAATGTTTGTGTATCTACAAACTTTTTACCAGAGACGAGAATAAACATGTTCAGCAGTGCGTGCATGGGGAGGGTCTTCTCTGGACCCCACCGGCTGTAGTAGGCCAAAGTGGCTGCCAATGACACGGCAAAGGCATTCATGAATGACGAGAGCGATGGTCTGTACAGAAACCATGCAGTGTACAGGAGGGCTACGTAGCTTATGAACACACCGCGCGTCAGGAATTGGTGCGGACTCTTCACAATATCCAGGGGTTCCTTTCTTACTAGTTTGGCAATCCAGTGAGGTCCCAGGATGAGATAGGAAAAGTACAGCGCAATGAACACTTGCCACATTATTTTATAGCGCATATTATAATAATGGCTGGTGATGATTCATCAATAATCGTAGTCATCATGATGGTTTGTTTTTGTTCAGTCGTCATGGCGGGTGGTTTTGGATACACATGCACAGGCGGCTCTTTTGATTTGGATGCTTTTGACATGGACAAGTGTTTAGAGTGGCCAAAGAAGTCCGCCTCCACCCCCACCTCCACCACCACCCCCGCCACTAACCCAAATGATTACCCACCAGCAGATGAATATGCTTTCTGTAAAGGGCAATTTTATAATGACATAACGACGACGTGTTTTTCTTCAGGTGGGATAGCTGGCATCCGATGGAACTGGTTGGAAAATGATCAAGCAGACACGTGTCGTCAAAAGACTTACAAGTATGGCATCGTCGTATCGTCCTCGCAGAACTCTCACAGAGTCAAGTACAGATTTCCAGATATCATCGGAAGTGATGCAAACTCTTTCAATTTTTCGGGTGCACCCCCTGGTTTTTTGTCCGGGCAAAACATCAAATTTTACATCACACCACTCGACGTGAACGATAAAAAAGTCGGAGACACGGCAGAATATGTGCTAGACGTGGACAACTCATCCGAAAGATGTAGTGGACATGGAACACCGGTACCTTTCAGTCAGACTACAATCATCGAAGACCCGAATGCATCTGACCCTTCGGCCGCACCACCACCCGACCCTGTTCCATGTGAAGGCAACGTGTACAAACCGGTGAGTCCATGCATGCGTGCAGGTCTCGAGCTGAACGACCCGAACGACGCCTCGAGGTGTGGTGATGGTTTTCAAACGACGGAACTGGATACGTCTGACCCTTCTTATTCAGCCGCACAACATGGTGGTACATGCGAGTATTCAAAAACCATACCATGTGAGAATCCGTGCGCGGACACGGTAGTTCGCGAGAAAAAGACACAGGAAATGTGTGACTTGGAATCGTATACGTATAATCAATGGACAAATAGCCTTGGATGTGTAAAGGACACTGGGTTCGACAAAGTGAGTCCACCAACAGATGCATCGGCGTATGTGCAAATCACACAAAATTGTTATCCAATCGGTGAAAAGGATGGTGTTGTGGCTACATTAAGTATGAAACCATCAGAAGATGGCTACTCATGTGTCCCCGTGTACAACTGGAGGGCGTGTGGAAAAACAGAATGCAGGAGAGATTGTGTGGGTGATTGGGTTGACCATCCTACACCTGAAGTAACGTGCTGGAATTCGCCAGCAGCCAAAGCAGCAAATTGGGGGGAAAGGTCAGGAGATGCGCCTATCGCAGGAAGTGGACAAGTAGCTAAGCGTCAGAAATATGTCGTGAGCAGTCCCGCAAGCTCAACCGGTGCGTGCCCTCTTCTAGGTAAAGGAAGATGGTTAAAATACCGTGAGGGTGATAAATGCGTGAACAAGCCGAACCCAGCGGGTGGCGCGTATCGTTAATATTTGGCATTCCTCTCGTACCACACTTTCCAAATCTTTGAAAATCTTTCTGTTAAATGTAAATATTCCCCACCGAGGTATTCGTTTACCATTATGTGATTGCCCTCTGCCTCAACTGCGTGGTATCTTCCAGCTCTCACATATAGGGAATCCCCTGGTTTAGTTACGACGACTTCGTACGAGATACCCATCGTCGTAAGGTGTTTTTTAAGTTCTTTGAGAGACATGTAGAGAACGTGGTCTACGAAATGTTTCTCCTCTTCAAAACTTTCGAAATCGATGTCAAATAAAACCCATGTCTTTTTACCATGAATTATGTGACACATTTGGTCGTAACAATCGAAATGTGCGTGATACTGCCATGGACCTCTTTGAAATCGCGCGTGCATCGGTAATGCGTGTGTCTGCTCTACACATCTCGGTCTAAATTCTTGCCAAAATGATGGAAACTCTGACTCTTTCAGTTTCAACATGGAGGTTTTTAATTTTTTATCGAAAAAGAAATCTTTACTTTTCATTTTCGTGAGTACATGTTTGTAATCAGATTCGCCGATGCGCGTGTTGTAGTCGTACACAGCGACTTCGAGGTCTTCGTTTTTGAAATGTTTTTGGTACGTCTCGGTCCAGGCGTTTTTCTTAAATACAAATATACAGGCGAACAACAACACAACTGTGAGTATCAACCACATTTATATTGTTTAAATATTTTAATTTATAAGATTATAACATGATAGTGTATCTTTTAATAATCCTTTGTGTGATCGTATTCATACACGTGGGGTCTTTGGAGTCGAAGAACACGACCGCCATCAGAAAAGTATATGAAGATATTGAATTCCACAGGGGTATGCTTGATGATACACATCGCGTGGATACGTACAGGACCGCACTGACACAAAATCCATCTTTAATGAAAGGTGCGAAAGTGTTGGATGTCGGTTGTGGCACGGGTGTACTGAGTGCTTTTGCCATGGAAGGTGGGGCGTCGAATGTCGTCGGGGTTGACCTCGTTTCAGTTCCAAAATGCAAGGGTGTGGATGATGTACAATTCGTCATAGGCAAACCCATTCAAAAAGCAGAATTACCCATCAAAAAATTTGACGTTGTCGTATCCGAATGGATGGGACCGGCGTTGTACCAAGAAAATATCATCGATATGTTTTTGTACGCTCGAGACAAATATCTGAAACCCGGTGGAGCGTTATTGCCTGACATGGGCTCAATCTATGTGTGTGGATTCAAAAGTGATACGAATGGATTTAATGGATATAAGACATTAGAATACGTCGACCCCCAAAACATAGTAACGGATGACTACGTCATACACAACGTGGACTTTACGACGGTAAAACTCCGAGACACGTTTAAAATTACATCTGATATCAAGTTTGATTCCAACGAAATGGTCGATGGGCTCGTCGTGTGGTTTGACACGGAGTTCACGTCGAGATTCTGTAAAGAACAACCATGTGTTCTTGACACCAAAAGAAAAACTTGCTGGTTTCACATCGTCCTCAGATTCAATAAACCACGCAAAGCTTCTGATATTCGCGAAATAAAATTTGTTCGTCAAGAAGTCATGGATTATAAATTTTGGGTAGATGGCGAAGAATTTAAAAACGGGGGGTGGAATATTGATTGGTACGGGGAGTCAAAAAAACTTAAGTTAACCCCACCCCAATCTCTCGACGAATCGTCTCCATAGGTAGGGTGTCAATTCCCACAAGTGTCCATAGGGCACATAGATGTAATCCACACCCTCCTCCTCCATACCCATGAGTTGTGCAACTTCCAACCCATGGCTTTGGGCGTAGTCGACGTCATCTGTGTTATGCGTCGCCACGATGGTGTGCGCGTGCGGTGCATCAAGGACGAGTTCCATACCTTTTCGGAATGATTCGTCGACTAAACTTTTAAAAGGAAACACTGGGTCCTGTTGTCTGTGAAGATAGGCACCTCTGACCAGTTTCACCCCCAAAGGCACACCACTCTCAATGTCTCGCGTGAGTTCGCGTACCGCATCTACGCGATACATTTGATATGTTTTATACACCACTGGGGGAAGTCCTGGGGTGTTGTACTCTTCCATTAACGATGTACACATCTCGGGGTAGAGGACATCTTCGGCATCGATGCACACCCGAACCCCCCGCATCTTTGCGCACCGTATCACGTCTTCGGCACAACTCTTGGCGAATGTGGGGTCCTCTCGACTACCAAAAGATGTCAACTTGATGGCGCAGAGGGCGTCCACTGGTAGGGCTTTCGTGATGGTGTTTGTGCACCACACCACATCGGGGGCCTCTGTTGTTTTACAATTTTCTTTGGCGTAGTCCACGATGACGCGAGCACCTTGTTTGTATACTTTTTCTATCACTCTGGGGAGTTCATGATTGAGGGCGGCATATCTCAACATTTATATTACATTATATTTTCTTTTAATTCTTCAATATTTCTAAAATATCTATGAAGGTCTTTCATAAATCTTTTATTATTTTCCAACACTTCACACTCCAATTTATTTTTATAAATCCACGCGAGATTTGATTTGGAATAGCGCGTTGCCTTTTGATTTTCATTTGGACGTCGCGGCACCAACTTTGTCGTCTTCTTTTTCTTTTCTGGTTCACACGGTGTTCGTCGGGTGTATGAGAGGGCTTGCATCACGGTGTCGGCGAGGTCATCTTTCTTTTTGGATGTGGTGAATATTGGTATCCAGTGGGCGTTTGTTTCACCTGTGTGGATGAACTCTTTACATCTCTCTATGGATGTTTTTTTCCTTTTGAGGTACTGGGACCTCCCGGGTCCGGCGACATCTGGAATTTTGTGTCGCGCGTCGTAGATGATTGTCTCCTTTGTTGGATTTTTAATGACAAAGTAGGCGTGTAAAAAGTTTTCTACGGATTTCATTTTTTTATTTCTGTCGGGTTGTTTTTCAATGAGTGTGACGTCAGCCTCTAAAGTCCATGGACGTTCATCGAGATGTTTTCTCAAAGACACGTAGACTCCATCTTCATGTTGTGGTGGAATACCACTGACATCCCACTGTTCGATGAGTTTATTCTCATCATTGAGTAAGCACATGGCAAGATTCCTAATCCCTACATCAATGGACAATATTTTCATAGTTTAAATTAAAGAGTGTGATAGTCTTTAATTTAAACCATGTGGTGTTGGTGGTGTTGTCACCCGTTCGAAGGTGAACCTCTGAAGATGCCTAAAAAATATGACGAGTTGCGTAAAAAGTTTTACACGCAAGGGTCGTTTTGTTCATGGTCGTGTATGAAAAGTTTTGCCATTGATAAATACGGGGTGAACTTTGGTGGGCGCATCTGTGGAAACATCATCTGTATGCGAAAACAAATGTATGGTATCATAGGGTCGGTGAAAATGGCACCCAACAGGTACGAGTTAGACGTGTTCGGGGGCACGATGACTATAGACGAGTTTAGAAGGGATGGTGTGAAAGACGGTGGTGAACCGAAACCCATAGACGAGAAAAAACATCACGAAGTATTAATACCGTTTGTTTCAAACACATTGAAAAATGTGGAAGAAATAAAAGGTGATTTAAAACTCAAGCGGGAAAAACCACTTCAGCGAACGCACAATTCATTAGAGTCGGCGTTGGGATTGCGAATCAAACCTAAACAGTTATCACACTCGTGACCTGAAGGGTGTACGAATTCACACGTTTCACATTCTTGAAGAATGGTCACCTGTTTGGGGGGCACTAAGCCTTGATTAAATTTTTGAAGTTGATGCGCTGTGTATATACCATACTTAACGATAGTTTCAAGGGGAGGAAATCCCATCTTAGTATATTAGTGTAATCTCATCTTTATTTGAAGCACGGAATGCAGCCTTTGATTTTCATGACTCCAGCGAACCCATCGACGATGGCCGGCACGACGGATTTCAACATCGTCTCAAACTCACTGTCCTCATCACCCTTGTCGATTTGTTCGATGAGGTGGTTCAAGATACCGATAACCATCTTCTTCTTTTCCGGTCCAGGAAGCTTCTTCATACCAGACGCGAGCATCATGAGCTTCGCGACGATCGGCGGAATGTCTTCCTTTGTGATTCCATCCGCGATGTACACGCGTTCAATTTCTTCAACAGTGGCGATGACCTTCTTGGCGTCAACCTTTCCAGAGAATTTGGCGAGAATCGCGTCCATGTTTGTATAATTAATGTTGAGATAATATATACACATGAATGTAGACAACTTTCTCGCGGGCACCGCCGTTGGCCTGGGATTGTATCAAATGGTTGACCGGTTGGGTGACGTAGAGAACCTGACTGTTAAATATCTGATGATTGGTATTCTGGCAAATATTCTATGGATTTCGTATCAGGCAAGAAAGGGGGCCAACTACTCGGCATTATACACTGGAATTGGTCTAGTGTTTCAATTGTACGCCCTGAACCAAGTTCTCTTAAAGGATACGACGCATCAGGATGCGTCACCATAAACGCTAACATCCTGAGCAATATGACTTTTTCTTTAAAACTCAATGTTCCCACCCTACGCATCACGTAGGCTGCGAGCATGCCTAGAACATAAAATCCTTCCTCTATACTCATCTTACAAACATGAAAGCAAATAATCCTAACAAGAATACCACGGCAAAACCCGCGAGGTAGAATCCGTTATACGTCTTTTCTGTCTCGTTACCTTTACACTTTTCAAACACTTCCGTCATCATACCCGCGGTCACTGCACCCATGATGCCATAGAACATCATGTAAAAGGCGACATCCTTTTTGATTAATTTTTGCATCAAGGCGACGGCGGGGATGGTAAGTGCTACGGTCAGGGCGATATCAAAGTACTTTCGCACATCCTTCATTTGTACTGCATTACACCCTTCCGCGCGAGCGAGTCCTGAACTTGCGGTGATGAAATACGCGATAGCTAGGGGGAGCACAATTCCTAAGATTGGGAAATATCCAATTTCCGTGTTCAGTGTACCAGCGTTGATGCGTCTTGCGATGTTATATAACTTATTTGTCGCCGCCATGTGTATATTACATTCTGAGATTTAAATTTTCATAACTGTCAACCCAGAGTATGGGGAGGTCTTTAAACCATGTGTATACCACTGGATTTTTCACAACGATGGGTACGACCCCGAGGGCGAGACATTCCCACGTCCTGTGACAATCTACACCATTGCCTTCAGGGCTTGCACAATATTTGTACTGGGCCAATTCTTCTATATATTTTTTCCATGGACGCGACTCATTTTTAGGAAATCCTTGGGCAACGAGTTGGCGCTCACACAGGGTCCGTACCTTTGGGTTGCTCGCCACGTTAAAGTTAAAATAGAGGAGTTTTGTTTTTGGTATCTGTGCACACTGACGAAGGTGTTCTTTATCCGTTCTTTTCCACATGTCGACATTTTCCAAACCAAGGGGGATGCCCAATGTTTTCGGGTGTGGGAGCATGTTGCATCCACGCCATTGAACGAGGTGGGGGTTGGTGAGAATGCGGTCCACGCCACCACTACAATAATCTGAGTTGTGTGTCACGAGCTCAAAGGGGTGGTCAATCTCTGGAAGGATGATTGCGACAAAGTAGTGTATCCAATCCATTTTCGTGAAAAAGGTTCGACTCTTTTGAATGAGGTCTTTATCTGGTTGTATATTCCCAACGACGATGAGTTTTTTCATGTGTTTCATACAGGATGGATGATTTTGCATGTACCCCCATTCATAAATACATACATCGCATGTTTCCATGAAATCCTCACCAGTCTCCATGATTACTCAAATAAAGAATATCTTCCTTATATAAATAAAACAACAACAATGCTCACACTCATGATGTCCCAGTTGACGGTCACCTGTGGTGAACCGAAAAAGGTTAAGAAGTTCCGTAAGCGTTTGGCCAAGGAACGTCGCGAAGACCTCAACCGCATGGCTGAGAAGATTAAAGATATCGCGGAAGATGAAAAGCGACGCTCGAAAGAATTGCTTCGCGAACACCGAGAGTTTTTTGAAACCCCGCGTCAAAAAAAGGACAAGTCTATCGATTTTTACGAGAAGTAAAGGCGAACCAGGCTGCCATCACTGTAAATAAACTCATCAAGATTTTGTCATCCTGTTCCACTGCGAGGATGGCGCTCAAGGTGCTATAGAGCGCAAAGCGCACTTCTCTTTGTGTTTTGTCCAAGGAGCGTTTCATTGCATTTCTAGATTTTTCTAAATTTAGAACGGCTGTGCTGATGTTCTTGACTCTCGTTGGCATCTCCGCCGTCGTGGTGAGCATGCTTTGTATATCAATAGCTTGTTTCACCTGGTCCGCAACAATAGGTTCCAGGTATGTGTAATAATTAAACTCAGGGTCGAGCTTTAAACATAATCCCTCAATCAATGAAAAACTTTTCGCCAAATAGATGAATGACGATGGAAGGATGAATGGTTTCTCCCGCGCCAAGTTGGCGATGATTTCATCACTCATGAGTTCTTCGGTAAAATTCTTCGCGTCAAGGGTTCCCAGGTAATCCAAAATTGTTTCAAAAAAAACTTCAATGTCTCCCAAGTCTGATGATGGGATGATGATTTTAAGAGCCACGAGGACTTCAACGATTTTTTTGGTATCTTTGTTGATGATGTGTACGAGGAGTTCCATGAATCCATTTTTAAGCTCTTCACTGATGGGTATGACCAAACCAAAGTCATAAAACACGAGTTGACCAGAGGCTAAGAATCCAACGTTTCCCGGGTGTGGGTCGGCGTGGAAAAACCCGTGGTCCATCGTTTGTTTCACATAGCTGTTGATGAGTGCGCCGCAGAGTTTTTTCTTGTTCACCCCAGGGGTTTTAATGTCGGTGAGTTTTTCAGATGGAACGTATTCCATGACGATGACATTTGGTGAAGAGAGATTTTCGTACACTCGCGGTACGCGTACCCACGACGTTTTCTTGAAATTATGTCTGAATAAGATGGCATTTTGCACCTCTTGGCGATAATCGCTTTCACCTAACAAGTTGCTGATGGATTCATCTAAGACATATCCCGACCCCGTCCCAGTGTCCACACCCAAGCGTTCAAGGAAGGCGACGATTTGTTTAATAGTATCGGTATCATTTTTCATAATGTTATAGATATCAGGTCTTTTCACTTTCACGACGACGTCCTCTCCTGTGACGAGTTTGGCTCGGTGCACTTGTCCAATAGATGCTGATTTAAAAGGTTGTTCTTCAAAATAACTGAAATGTTTTTGATTGACATACTTTTTAATAACATCGTACTCCACGGGAGGGACGTCATCTTGGAGGCTCTCTAGTTCTGCACAAAACTCCATTGGATAGAGGTCCCCTCTCGTCGAGACGATTTGTCCTAATTTTACAAAAGTGGGACCGAGTTCCAGTAACTGGTCTTTTGTCCATTTCCCAACGACGGCTTTGTTGGGTGTCGTGGAGTTTTTCCATAAAAATTTAGCTGCAAACTGCCATGTTTTTACTTTTTGTACGGCTGGTGCCTTCATCTTTAGATTACAATGACATTTTAATTAATCTGAATAACGCGTGAACCATCTCGCGGTGTTTCTCGCTGTTAATAAGTTCCGGGTTTTCTAGGAGGTACACTATGCGTTTATTATCGTCTGGTTGTGAGAAGACAACTTCCCTCGTTCTGATGTAATCTGCGACGACGTAGATGATGCCATCGAGGTACTCTTCGAGGGCCATGTAGAGCCATGAGTTCACTGGAGTCCCCCACGTCGTGGTGTCATCTCGTACCCTGACCCCGTGGCCGTACTTCTTTTCACCAAAAGCGAGACGTTCTCGGATGAGGTCCATTTGTTTAAAGAGACGGTGTATTTTTTAATAAAGATGCTTCGCCTTTTCAACATTGACTTGCACATCTCAGTTGTTGCCGATGTCATAGATATATTAAAGGATGACGTTGAGATTACAAATTGGTCAATTTCTGGACACAACTGGGTTCTTGGTAAACCAACGGCGGATGTCAAGGTGGTGAACCAGTACACGTGGAAAAATATTGATGAGAAGATGATTGACCAATTTTTCGCCCACTATAAAGATGAGTTGTCTCAATACGATGGTTTTTTAGTGACACACACGCCAGTGCTGGCGCTTATATATGAGAAGTTTAACAAACCCATCATTGTTGTGAACAGTTGTCGCTACGAACAACCATTTTCATGGAAAGGAGGGGACATGAAAGGGTGGGATTGGTTCAACTCAAAATTAAAAAACATGAAAAACATCCACTTCATCTCAAATAACAGGGCGGACCAAGAATATTTAAAATTAGGGGCGGGTATTGAATCAAGATATATCCCCTCCCTCTGTTTGTACACAGGTGCGAGCTATACGGGAACGGGTGGGGTCGTAAAGCATGGCACCTACCCACGTGGACACACCTGGGAGTGGCTCTATAGTCATAGGGCTATCGTACACGTCCCCTATGAGATATCTACGATGTCCATATTTGAGCAGTACTCGGCAAATGTCCCCCTTTTATTTCCAACAAAAAGATTTTTGAAAGAGATGGGAACATTACGTTCCGTATATGGCCCATTACATCAAAACCTCAAGGTGTGTGCAGACATGAACTGGTGGATTGACAGGGCCGACTACTACAGTTTACCGCACATTACATATTTTGACAGTGAACAAGAGTTGAATGATATAATTAAAACTCTAGATTTTAAGGATATTTCTAAAAAGATGGAGGCTCATAATAAAGTTCGGCGAGCGTATGTGTATCAACAGTGGAAGGAAGTTCTTAGAGACGTTGTAACATCATGACACCATTTCTCACAGATTGTTCTTCGCCTACAATTTTCCAAGTTTCTGGGTGTGCCTTGACCTCTTCCACAATTTTTTTACATTTGTTTGCGTTCGTGTCATCCAACAACAGGTAGCGACACTTGTCTTTGATGTGTTGAAATTCATGCCACGTGGTAAACTCACCACCATCGAGGAGCACTACATCAAACCTATCGGCCGATGAAAATACCGCACACTCTTTCATGTTTTCAATGTCCACGGTGTTCCACCTGTTAAATTCGGGGTCATCTTTGGCTTCGGGAAATACCTCGTAGACCTGCTCGGGTGTGAGTTCCACGAGAATTTCATTGAGGATGTGAACGTTTGCCACGCCTTCATAAAATTTTCTGGCATGGGCAGACTTTTCACTGTTACATTCCAGTGAATAGAATGTGGTGTCAGTTCTCCCCTCGAGAGCGTCCACAAAGACGCGGGTACTCCCAAGACCGTTCCACGTACCGATTTCTAGGAACACTTTATTGTTTTCATCGCGACACATGTCTCTAATCCATGTGGACAGTGCGTTATCCTCATTGATTTGACCTTGTGTTTGCGAGGAGAGGAAACCTTGTTTATCGTTGGGGCACCACATACTTTATATGGTATATCTTATTTTTAATTTAAGAAAAGGGTGGTCTATTTTATTAAATGAAACAGTGCGTCGCCGTGATTACGGGTGCCACGGGTCAGGATGGTTCCTATCTGTGCGAACTTCTTTTAGATAAAGGGTACGACGTGAAGTGTCTCGTGCGACGCTCGTCGTGTCGTTCAGAACACACATTTTTCGATCAAGTAGAACTGTATGACGGCGATGTGTTGGACCACCCCATAATTCATAAGATGATTCGAGATTGCGACGACTACGAGCGCGTGGAGATTTACAACTTGGCGGCGCAGAGTCATGTGCACACGTCTTTTAACTGCCCCAAGTACACGTTCGAGACGAACACAATTGGCATCCTAAACATATTGGAAAGTGTGCGTCAAAGCAAAGACCCGTCAAAGTATCGCATATATCAGGCGTCGACGTCGGAGATGTTTGGAAAGGTCCAAGAGGCACCCCAAAGGGAGACCACACCGTTTTACCCACGGTCGGTTTATGGCGTGTCTAAGCTCGCAGCCCACTGGTTGGTGAAAAACTATAGAGAATCGTACGGTCTCTTTGCGTGTTCTGGTATACTCTTCAATCACGAGAGTCCCCGCCGCGGCGTAGATTTCGTGACTAAGAAAATTACAGAAGGATTGAAGAGTGGGAAAGTTCTTGAGTTGGGTAATCTCGACGCCGTGCGAGACTGGGGGCACGCAAAGGATTACGTGGAGGCGATGTGGCGCATGCTACAACAAGACGTCGCCGATGAGTACGTCGTCGCGACGGGGAAGACGCATTCGGTGAGAGACTTTGTCACGATGTGTCTCAAACACCTCGGAAAAGAAGTGACGTGGGAAGGTCAAGGCGAGCATGAAATCGGTAAAGTCGGTGGTGAAGTTGTGGTTCGTGTTTCTCCAAAGTTTTACCGTCCGTGTGAAGTCGATGCACTCGTGGGTGACGCGTCGAAGATTAAAAAAATTGGTTGGGAACAAAAACATTCCATAGAAGATTTAATTACAGATATGCTCATGTAATATATTTTTTGCCTCGTCGTAATCCACTTCCCACCACGTACCATGGAACACTTTTTTCAAAAAGTCGGGAACTTCGGTGTAGTCGATGGGGACTTCACGCGATGGAAGAGTTATCCATGATGGGTCTTTTATGTGTTTAAACACCCCTTGGTCGTGAGCGATGACAGGTTTACCAAAGTATTGTGCTTCGAGCATTGGTAAACCCACCCCCTCGCCACGAGTGAAGGACACGACGTAATCACACATGTTATAGAGACCTGTGAGTTGGTCGGTGGACATGCGGTCCGTTCTATACATGATGTTTGCGCTATCGGGAAGACCGTCTCTGTTATTCGTTTTCATGATGAGCTTATGTTCGGTGCCCCTCAGAACTTCATCAAACACTTTGACTAAATTTTTTGTATTCTTTCGGACATCATTCGTTCCGACGTAGAGGAAGATTTTTTTATTTGGATTTACTTTTTTCGTGAGCACAGGGGGTTTGTCTAGGACGAGGGGGGAATTGTAATAATCTGCGCTCACACAATTCACCCCGTGACGGACGAGAATATCCCGGAGGTATCCGAGGGGGACGATGACTTTGTGAAAAAGTTTCATATTCGTGATAATATCTGGGTGGACATCGGACGTTTCAAACATCGTGTACAGCTGAATATTTTTATGGGGGAGGGAGGCAATCCATTGCGGCCACAGGGGCCACGTCTCTATGAGTTCAGATATAGTACACGTATCTGGGGTGTCGTCATCTTCCCGACGCAGGTGGGGTTTTAAAAAGAAACGACCAACGATGTGTCCGTACATATTAAAAAGAAGAGTTGTATTTTTAATTAAAATGCCAAAGATTACCTACGCCATTTGTGTTTGTGATGAAGCCCAACAACTTGATAGTTTGTTAAACTTTTTGGTAAAAGTTAAAGAAGCCGATGACGACATTAACATTCTTCATGACATTGGTCGCACAAACGATGCCGTCCGTCACGTGCTTGAAAAACATAAAAAAGATGTGACCGTGTTGGAACGCGCCTTTTCAGGTGATTTCGCCGCGCACAGAAATTACCAAATTGAAAAATGTACCGGTGATTACATACTCGTCATCGATGCCGATGAGATGCCTCAAGAGTTGCTTTTGAGAAACATAAGACAATTCGAAGGTGAAATAATGGCAATTCCACGAATGAATATTTTCATGGGATACACGGAAGAATGGTTGGAAAAGTGTAATTTTAAAATCTCGAGCACTGGATGGGTAAACTGGCCCGACTACCAACTACGCTATTTCAAGAATGATGGTACCATTCGGTGGGACGGTGAGTTTCATGAAAAACTCGTCGGTGGTAAGGTCCAAGCACTCCAAGCCGACCCGCTCCTCGCTTTCTATCACGTCAAGACGGTTGAACAGCAAGATAAGAATGCAGTCTTTTACGATTCCATCTTCCCACCGGCTCAGCCGACGAACTCGAGTTGAGCTTTGCCATAAACGGCGGCGGTGTATCCAAAAGTAGATTTTGCTGTAGCGTACACCTTTTTACATTGTGATAAAAGAAACCAATCAACTAACATTTCTGTTCTGTCCCCTTCGTCGCACGCGCGACTGTGAATGATTTTTTTAATATTACTCGTCCGAACTTTGTCTGGGTATCGTTTACACAATTCATCTCTTAAATGAAGGCTGTCGGTACACACGAACACACATTCTTTTGCATCTTTGATTATTTTTATAAACTTTTGGAGGGTGTTGTCATCACAAAACCACGCGGCGTGATGGTGGTGTGTGTTCTCGTCCATTGATTTAGAATCAACGCCATAGTTTCCTCGGCGGATGTGAAGACCTACGTCGCAGGTGTGCACGTTTTCGCGAACAATGTCCGTGATGTTTTGTGTTGGATTCACAAACTGTCGCATGAGTGGGTGAATGTAGTTGAACGTGATGTTGTTTATAAAAATATTCGCCTTGTATTCTTCTTCATTCGCATCGGTGGAGATAGATATGCCATCTATACATTCAATGTGTTCTGGAAGATGTGGCACTTTTTTTTGTTTCGAACATTCAAAAAGAAAATCTGAAATCTGGATGAGTGTGTTTCCCCATCCAATATCTTTTTCGTATATGAGACGCATATCTCTTTATCATATAAAGAATTACCTCTTTATTTATAAAAATGCGCAAAGCCATCGTCACCACCACTATCAATGCACCCACGGAGGCTACTAAAAAGTATGCAAAGATGGATGGGTGGGACTTCATCGTCGTCGGTGATATCACTACGCCGCATGAAGAGTATAAAAACCTCGATGGTTGCAGGTACATCACACCAAAGGAACAGGAAAATTTGGACAAGTCCCTTTCGGACATGATTGGTTGGAAAAACATTCAAAGACGAAACATGGGATTTGTATACGCACAAAAAGAAAAGTACGACCTCATCGCGACCGTCGACGATGATAACATTCCATTGGCAAACTGGGGTGAATTGTTCACTGGTGGGAAAGTGAGCAAGTACACACCGGAGTGTAAATTCTTCGACCCCCTCAGTGTGACAAACTACCCTTACCTGTGGCACCGAGGTTTTCCATTACAACACGTGCACGAGAAGAATAAAAATATCACGCACACAATCGTAAATGCACCCAAGTTTGACATTCAAGCCAACCTATGGAATGGTGACCCTGACATCGATGCCGTGTGTCGCATGGTACACGCTCCCGAATGTGTATTTAACAGCGACTGGTACTATTCAGACAAACCTGGACCTTTCAACAGTCAAAACACAATCTTGACTTCAAATGTTTTAAAGGATTACTTTGTGTTTGACAGAGTTGGACGCATGGATGATATCTTTGCAAGCTACCTCGTGCAGAAGATGGGATACAATGTCGTCTATGGCCCGGCGACGGTGTATCAAGAGCGCAATGAACACGACCTCACGGTTGACATGAAGAAGGAATACATTGGTTATGAAAACGTCAAAGATATCATGGAGACTGAAGATTTTATTTATAAACCATCCTATGAAAGGTATAGAGAAATCATGAATATTTAATAATAAATGAAGGTCAGTGCTGTTTGTTGTGGTCGCAATGATAACTATGGTGGTTTCCTTAATGAGCGAGCGACGTATGCGCTCAACTCCATGTTAAAGTCCTTTGATGAAGTCGTCTATGTCGACTGGAACACGGAGACTGGTAAAAATATTTTAACCGATGACCTCGTGTTGGAAAACCGGGACAAGTTGAAAACGATTACGGTGACTCCTGAAATGGTGAAAGACATCATTGGCGATGCACCCGCACAAAAGATGTGTGAAGTCATGGCGCGTAATGTTGGCATCCGTCGCGCGACTGGAGACATCATCGTCAACACGAATGTCGATGTCATATGTCCACCAAAGGAACAGCTTGAAGTACTCGCAAAGAAGGTTCGTCCAGATGAAATGATTGTTCTGTCTCGCATGAATATTCAGCTCGAACATTTACACAAAGCATTTCCCGACAGCGTCAAAGACATTCAGGAATACATGCCGGTGATTTTCGGCATCGAACCCCTCACTGTTGGACAAAAAATCATGGCACCAACACTCAGTGTCACAAAAGATGTCATCACACAGTTTCCGGAAGAGATGCACCATCGTCTCGCGAGCGTGGTGACCTCGTGTGGCGACTTCCAGGTGGCACACCGGGACTTGTTGATGAAAATTCGTGGCTTTGAAGAATCTCAAAAGAAGCGAAATTTTGCAGACACAACAATTCAATATAAAGTCATCATGTCAGGTGGTACAGTGACGGGTACGAACTTTCCACCGATTTATCACATCGACCACGAAAGAGATGAAAAAGAAAGCAGCTTTAACAGTCGCCATTCCATGAGCGCGCACACCACGAACGACGAAAACTGGGGGTGTTGGTTAAAGATTGACCACGATTAAATTTTAATGTACATCTCCTATTCCCTCTGGGGTTCTAATAAAGTATATACCTATGGCATCGTTGAAAATGCTTTACAAATCCAACGCCTCCTCCCCGAGTGGACCTTGAGGGTGCACTACAACGACAGCGTCCCGTACAACATCATCAAGTGGCTCGAAGCGCAGTCAAATGTCCAGCTCATCCATCGCGAAGGCACTGATTGTAAAGCCTCCAACATGTTTTGGAGATTTGAAGACCTTTTTTTACACGACACAACGGTGCTCATCAGAGATGCTGATTCAAGAATAAGTGTCAGAGAGGTGCGTCTCATAAAAGAATGGTTGGCATCTGATAAAGATTTTCACATCATCCGTGACCATCCGGGGCACAAGGTTCCAGTATTAGGTGGAACCATGGGATGTCGCAACAATTGTCTCAAGTACATAGGTACACCTTCGGGGTTGAGAGATGTGAATGCACCGCCGATGCACTTTAATTATGGTCTCACACTTATGCAAAACTTTTATAAGAATGTTCCATTACCAAAGGATAGGTACAATATGGACCAAATCTTTTTGTACACCTACGTCTATCAGGTGGTGTGTTACAGAGCTATGATTCACTGTAGCCATAACGCGTATGAGCCATTCGCGAAACGAATTGAACCTGTGGACACTGGATTCGTCGGTGAAGTGTGCGAAGAGTGTCCAGAGGCTGCAACGATATTTGGAGACTCTGAAAATCGTTTTGTTAGATGTGCTCAATTTTAAATTACCAACATCTTTTCATGTCCTACAACTATTTGTGTATTCACTGTAATGTCAAACCCAGCATCTTTAAGATTTTTACAAAATGCAACATCTTCCGAACACATGTCCCGGAGGAGGGTACCTTCATCTGTCGTCATCTCTTGGAGTGGGTAGCTAAAATAGGGGTATTTCAACTGTTCGATGACACCAGCTCTGATAGCCATGAATCCCATACCGTTGTAAGACACTTTTTTATATTTAGGTGCACCAACAATATCTTCAGGTCTTAAAAATTTAAATGACCCATGTTTCTTGAAATAATCAATGTCCCAATCTTGTACACACGCAAAGTGTTGCAAGTCTGACATTCGGTACAACCCAGAGACGACCGGGTGTTCTTTCGTGTCTTCGATGAGCTGGAGCACCTGTTGTGGATTGAACACGATGTCAGAGTCTATGGTGAACCATACATCGTAGGGAACTTGACCACCAAATGGTTTTTGGTCGGCACCTCGCAAGACATCGAGACCGAGCGTTTTCATTCGTGAAAAGGAGACAAAACTGGAGTACTCATTCACCAATAGAACTTGGTGACCCTCTCGCATGAGTGTGGTGAACGTCTCCGTCCACGCGGCAAGAAAGCGACCCGAGAATTCACGACCAGGGAGGGCGAAGATGACTTTCATCTTTATATTACAAAAAGAGTGCTTAATCTTTAAGATGGCATCCAGATTGTTGGTCATTGCACAAGAGGGTTTCATAGACCCACGTACCGTCCACGACTTCTTTGTCAAGAAGTTCATTCTTGAGAAACTCGAGTTCAGCTCGGTGTAATCCCAGTAAAGCCAACGTTTCTTGATAACACTCTTTGACAAGGGTGTCAATTTCTTTGTCAACAACGCGTGCCGAAAAAGGACTCAAGTTGTTGTAATCGTAGTTGTTTTTACCAAACCCATAGCGCGTGACCATCTCTCGTGCAAGCTGGTACGCCGACGCGTAGTCTCCAGATGCACCAGTGGTGACTTCATCGGGGCCGTAGACGACTTCTTCGGCGGCGCGTCCACCGAGACACACGCGCAGTTGGGCCATGTAGTATGACTTTGGATAAAGGTCGACATCATCGTGTGGTTGGAAAAAGGTGACACCACCGGCGTCTCCGCGGGGGATGATGCTCACCTTTCTCACCATGTCAAAACCAGGGGAAAAGGCACCGACGACGGCGTGTCCTGCTTCGTGATAGGCCACGAGGATTTTCTTCTTTTCGGAAAAGGTGGTCATTCCTTTCGCACCTACGACGATGCGTTGAAAGGTGTCTTCTATGATTTCTGATGTAATCACACCGACACCATCTTTCACGGAGCGGATGGCGCACTCGTTGAGAAGATTCGCGAGGTCCGCGCCACTGAACCCCGTTGTTTGTCGCGCGACATCGCGAAGTTTCACTTCATCTGCGATGTTTTTATCACGCGCGTGCACGCCTAAGATGCGTTCTCGTCCATCCACGTTTGGGAGGGCGACACTGATTTTACGGTCAAAACGCCCAGGTCGGAGGAGTGCTTCATCCAAGATGTCGGGGCGGTTCGTCGCGGCGAGAACGACGATTTGTGTGTTCACATCAAAGCCATCCATCTCCGTGAGCAACTGGTTGATGGTTTGCTCGCGCTCATCGTTCGAAGCCATGCCACCGGCAGTTCGCTTCTTCCCGATGGCGTCGATTTCATCGATGAAAATGATACACGGTTGGTGTTGACGCGCGAGGTCGAAGAGGTCGCGCACGCGTTTGGCCCCAACACCGACGAACATTTCCACAAAGGAGCTGCCTGAGACATTGATGAAAGGAACGCTCGATTCCCCGGCGATTGCCCGAGCTAACAGGGTTTTCCCCGTTCCGGGTGCTCCGGTGAGTAGGGCACCTTTGGGGATTTTAGCGCCAGAGATGGCATACTTTTCCCCATTTTTAAGGAAATCAACAATCTCCTCCAGTTCATCTTTGGCGTTATCTATACCCTCAACATCGGAGAAACGCGTGGGCACTTCGTCGTCCACTTTCATCTGAACCTCCTGTTGCATCTGCATCATAGGTGGTCCACCGCCACTGAAGAAAAAGGCTCTGACGATGATGAAACTGAGCAGAAGCAGAAAAAACATAGATATGGTATCCGCAATATTCGTTGGTGCCTCCATATCTATGCGGACGTCAGCTTCGCTGTCAATGATGAGTTGCCAAAGGGCTGGGTTTGAGACAACTCGTGCATCACCTTGGGTGCCATCCTTCTCTACGAAAAAAGCACGACTGGTGTTTGGCTGGATGATGACTTCGTCGAGTTGACCAGTCTTCAATTTTCGCACAAATCCGGAGTAGGTTTCATGCTTCTTCTCTGGTGGTGTGGTAACCTTAAGTGGTGGAGCGGTTTTGTTTACAATGGAGAACATTCTTATTATATCATCATTATTTTTTCTTTATAATTGTTTGAACCACCTCTTCATACAATAATGATAGGACAGCAAACTGGTAACTTAGAAAAGTCACTAAAGTTGCTTCGTAATTAAAGTCGTAAGGAATAGCTTTCTCCATCAGCGCTACAGCTAACGGTACGAGTATGGCAGACTTTGAAAAGTCAAGGGTGTCTACGTTTTTTGACAGGAGTTCGATATAGGTGAGCGATGCCCCGCCACCAACGATGGCTGAGACTACACCTGGTTCACCAATAGTTATACCATAATACGTCGTAAAAACACTACTTAAAACTAAAGTGTTTTTACGAAGTTTCTTTTTAATCGTAGGATAATCAATGGATGCTCGTGTAAGGGTGAGCATGATACTTACTTTTATTATTCAATCTCATGTTTAACCCTTTCTCTATTTAACATGTGTAGGGCTTGAACGTCAGCTTTATTCTGACCCGTGTACGGCACGGCGTAGCCGTTATCACACATCCACTTGTTCACGTTTGTCCACTGACCGTCTTCAGAGATCCACACCTCGGCGAGGACGCGTCCAAATTTACCACGCGAGTCGGCTTCTGGGCAACGGATTTCAATCTCGATGTCATCCTTATCAGAGGCGACGGCTTTGAGACACCATTCTTTCAACTTTTTCTTGGACAAAAGGCCGAAAAGTTTTTCTTCCTTATCACTCGTTCGTGATTCAGGGGTATCGATACCTAACAGACGCACGCGCTGGGATGTGCACACATCGAATCCAAGGTCGATGGCTACGTCGATGGTGTCGCCGTCGACGATGCGTTCGAGAGCTTTGATGCGATATTTAAAATTGCACTCTTGTTCTTGGTATGTCATTGTATACTTTTTATGGAGAAAAAGTTTGAACATAATTGACGATTCTGTTGAACGTGTTGCGGTATAAACCATTAATTTCCTGGTCTGTGTATTTATTCGAGTTTTTGAAAAATGACTTGAGCACGTTCGTGTACTCTTTGAGTAGTTTCGTGTTATTATCAATATCACGCATCAACTTCTTGTGTTTGCGCTCTTCCCGAGTTAGTAAGTTTCGCCGACCCACATGTTGCATGATGATGCGAAGAATTTGGACATCGCGTCTTTGTTTGCCGAGTTTATTACTCAGTGCATTTGTTTTGTTGGAGATTCTTTGTATGATGTTTTCAACTTTTTCGGAACGCTCTAGAACCATTATTAGTATAGTGAGTTTTTTTATTTCAGTGTGTGAATAAAATAAATTCTTTTTGTATTTTAAGATGCGTCTAGACACACTTGTTCGTGTTGCAAATGAAGCAAAAACAGACGCACAAAAAAATAGGGTGGGCAATGCGTTATTACAATTGATGGAATGTAGCCCAGGGCAGTTGTTGTACAAGGACACTCTCAAAATCAGTCGAGGGGTGAGCAAACTTGGAGAGGGTGCGTATGGTACTGTATTTTATGGATGTTTGGAAAATAAATGTAAGACAAAGGTTGCCATCAAGTTTTCTAAAAAAAGTTTAAAGTCCGAGTACCAGATTGGTAAAAAGTTAGCTGAACTTGGTGTGGCTCCGAGGGTGTATCGCTACGGGTACTGCGCTCAGAAGAAGATGGAATTCATGTACTATGAATACGCGAGTCATGGAAGTTTAGAGGACTACCTGAAAAAATACAGAAAATCTTTAACGGCGTCGGATTACAAAGCTATAGTGTACAAAGTGTTTGAATTGTTGCGTAAAATTCATAAGAAATACCCTTCGTATAAACATTATGACCTTCACCCAGGAAACGTGTTAGTCAACAAGGAGAGGGGGAAGATGCGCGTGTTATTGACAGACTTTGGGTTGTCTGAGATGAGAGGTATTCGCAGTCCATTGTTGAAAAAGGATTGGAGAATGGAACAAGCCCCCGATGCAGATGTGTTCATCCACTACTTGGGCGAAGCGCTCGTATCTCCACCACCTACAGTGGCTGCTTTTTTCAAAGAGTTTTCTGAAAGCAACTATTCACCTACAAATAGTTCAATACGTGTCATCAAAGATGTGATGAAACATCCATTCATGAAAGGTGCACATAAAGCCGTCTTAAAGGTGCAACACCCGTAACGCTTCATTCACAGTTGGATGTCTTTCAATATCATCAATCCCCATCTCCACGTGTTCCATGTATGTAAGGTCGAGTCCTTGCATTTTATAGATCAGGTGTTGAAGACCATTTTCATCTCCAAGGTCACTTTGGTCCAAGTCACCTGTGATCACGAGTTTCGTTCCAGGTCCGATGCGGGTGATGAGCATTTGCATTTGGTTTGGTGTAGCGTTTTGCATTTCATCGGCGATGATGAAACTATTTGTAAATGTTCGCCCTCTCATGTACCCCAAAGGTTCGATGAAAACATTTCTTTCAATTTGTACTTTAGACATGTAATTTTCAAAAATATCAAACATTGGTCGTGTCCATGGTTCCATCTTTCGTTCCATCGTTCCCGGCAGGTACCCCATGTCTTCATCTGCGGCAACGATTGGTCGTGTCAATATGACCCTCGTTCTTTTTGTATCAAAAATATGGTCCATGGCGACGTGACACGCGAGCATAGTTTTGCCGGTTCCCGCTGGACCCGTGGCTATCACCACAGGTTTACTTCCACGAAGAGCTAGCATGTATCGGCATTGTCCTGCTGTTTTGGGAAAATCCATATGATTCTATTTTACAGTTACAAAAAGTTTATAATGATACAACACGAGTGAAAACAGTGCGGCAGCTATATTCGTGATTGTCATGGGTATGACATTATATGTCACAGAGTACACCAGGGCGAGAACGCTCGCGAGTAGGTTGAGGTGTAAAAAGATGTAGCTGATGGCGTTTGCATCTTTATGTTTATACACGTGCATGACTTCGGGTATAAACATAAGAGATATGACGACAGAACTTGTGAGTCCACATATATCGGCGATGAGCATTATTATATAAATATATTATATACTCTTTAGATGACTAATAAAGACCCCTTTAACAGCCCACCGCGTTCACGAACGTCGACGCCAAGAAATCAAAACATCCCGCGTCGGGATACGCCCCCTCCGGTGATACGTCCACGTCGGAATCAGACCCCTACGCGACCCACACCGAGACGCGCAAACAATAACAACAACAACTGGCGACGTTTCCTTGAAAACCTCATCCGCACACCACCACCCCGTAACTCACCGGCTTCCAATAAATCTACGACAACTCCATTTAAGAAGTACAAAAAAAATAACAATAAAAAGTAAAGATGAACGCTGCGGAAAAAAACTTTGTCAATCGGGTCTTACGTTCAAATTTATCGCAGACGAGAAAAAACTACTACTTGAAACACACCTTGACCCCAACTGGAAAATCACTCACGTTCAATGCCCTTAGGAATACCTTTAACGATGAAGTGGCGCGCATGAAACAAAAACAAAAAAGATATGCATCTCCACCTACATCACCATTTAAAAGAATGCGAATTAAAAAATAGTTTTCATTATGTAATATAAGAATGATGATGCAACAATTTCATTTTATTAAATTTAAACCTTCGGGGACTTTTCTCACGATGAAGGACCACGGTGACCAAATGAGGTATATGTGTTTCAGTTCAAGACAGACTGCCGTGAATGCCGTGCAATACATATCTCTTTTCAGGTCTCGTAATGGTGTTTTCCCCGTTTTAGACATGACCGAGGAAAAGGCTAAAGTGAAAGTGCCTCGTACATTTAAGAAGCGAACGGTTGACGACGTTTCTCGTTTTTTTGAAATTGAGACACGCGACAGGGATGACTTGGACGCCATGGCTCGAACGACAAACTCACACTTTCTGTATGTACACAAGTTCAAGTTTACTGAAGACAGGGAGATGAATGTCTCGTTTTCAGGACAAGAGGTGGATGCATACGTGGACCCAGAAGAATACGCCGCTTTTCTTGAGTATAATTTAAAAATTAAGTAAATACATATAGATATGTGTGGGATACTTTGTCTATTCGGAGAGGGACGAGATGTGCCTCAAGGTGTGTTGAAACACAGGGGTCCAGATGATTACGCGACGCGTACCTTGGGTCAGTGTCGTATGGATTTCTATAGGTTGGCTATCAACGACCTCTCACCGGCGGGGATGCAACCGTTCACTTACGATGACGTCATGTTTATGTGTAATGGCGAAATTTACAATCATAAAGAGCTCACACATGTGAAGAATAAAAGTACGAGTGATTGTGAGTGCATCGGTTCATATGTGAAACACATGGGTATACAGCACACGTTGGAAGAGTTGCGCGGCGACTTTGCGTTTGTGTACACCGATGGTAAGCACGTGATGGCAGCGCGCGACCCTGTTGGTGTGCGTCCACTGTTTTACACGCGATATGCACACGGGTCTATTGCTTTTGCGAGTGAAGTCAAGGCGTTGTTATTCTTGAACAGTAAGGTGTTTGTGTTCCCCCCAGGGACATTTTATGATTCCTACGTGGATGATTTCATTCCATACCATTCTGGGTACTGGCACATTAAGACGCATGTTCCATATGAAAACAAGTTGCGTGAGGTGTTGGAAGAATCTGTGAACATTCGTTTGAAAAACACAGACAGGGATATTGGTTTCTTGTTGTCTGGTGGATTGGACAGTTCATTGATTGCATCCATCGCCCAACGCATGATTGGTGAAATCACTACATTTTCTATTGGTTTAGAGGGCAGTCCTGACTTGGTGGCGGCGCGTAAGGTGGCAAAGTTCATAGGTTCCAAACATCACGAAGTCACCTTCACTGTGGATGAGGGCTTTAAAGTGTTACCTGAAGTCATTCAAAGTTTGGAAAGCTACGACACGACCACAATCAGGGCCTCTGTTCCAATGTGGTTGTTGTGTCGGTACATCAAAGAGAAAACGACGTGTCGGTACATCTTTTCTGGTGAAGGTTCGGATGAGTTGCTCGGTGGCTACCTTTACTTTAAAAACGCATCCTCTGTGCACGAACACGCCGCGGAAAGCATGCGTCGTCTAAAACTCATCCATCAGTTTGATGGGTTGCGTGCGGACCGGTGTGCGAGTGCCCATGGGTTGGACCTCATCGTTCCATTTTTGGATATTAAATTTATTCGTGAAGTGTTCGCCATGAATCAAAAACAAAAGATGGGTCCGTGTGAAAAAAAAGTGTTGCGAGAAGCCTTCATAGGCTATCTCCCAGAGGAAATCCTGTGGCGTCAAAAAGATGGCATGAGTGACGCCGTGGGTAGTGCATGGGTTTGTTTCCTTCGCGACAAGGCGGGAGAGTTCGTCAACGACAACGCACTCCTTGTGTCCCAGGCCATATGTAGTGAGCATAATAAACCGTTGACAAAGGAGGAGGTGTGGTATCGTGAAATTTTTTGGAAATTTTTTGGATGTCGCCACGACCATCTCATCAGTGAAATCTGGCGTCCCCGTTGGACGACAATCACCGACCCAAGTGCGCGTCTACTTATAGATTAGCACCATTTAATTTATAAAGATGTTTGTCTCACAATTTGACCCTAAAAATAAAGAACATGTCCTATGGCTTAAAGACGTGTGCGAGGCTATGGCGAAAGCTACAGGTGGCGACCGCGTGGATATCATCACCGTCGCTAACTCTAATCCGTTCAATTGTAGACTGTCGTCACCCCTTGATTTCGCCCAGGCCCACTTCCAACTCGCGATGAAGTACACGAGTGCTGTTCTCAGCGAAGACGCGTGGGTTCCAGGAAAAAATGTGGACTAAATGTATAATGATTGCTGTCGTGTTATTCTTGATTTTGATCGCGATGGCGTTGATGTGGCGATGTGAAAAGTACATCATGGACAACCGCGTCGATACAAACCCGATGCGTCGTCGTTCGCAATTTTTTGACACATGTTCTCCCGAAAACTGGGAAGATTGTGTGATTAACAACGACCCTTATGCAGGTCTCCCACTTCCTTAAAGATTAGGGTTGCTTATTATTGTAAGATGAATGCCACTCGTGCATATGCGCTTGAACAACTCGCCGAATCCCTTGGACTTCCCGCGGATGACGTCATACCCATCAACCTCGAGAAGTGCATATTAAACTATAGTGTCCGTCGTGTGAGAGAACCATCGTGGGAGGATTGGTGGTTTCTCAACACGTATCGTCATAAATTTTTAGAAATCATAAAAAACTTGGAGAGGTCGCCAACTTTAAAACGGCACATTTTAGAAAAAAAGTTGAAGACGAAAGATGTCGTGGACATGCTTCCCCACGAGTTGCATCCAGGCGGTCCCTATCACACGTGTATGGAGGATAAGATGTACAAGGATATGCGAAAGCAGGCGTTGCTGGCGGAGGCGAAAAATGTAGAAGGGTTCTTTACGTGTCAACGTTGCAAATCTAAGAAGACGAGCTACTATCAGCTACAGACGCGTTCTGCAGATGAACCTATGACGACCTATGTGTCGTGTATCAACTGTGGTAAAAATTGGAAGTGTTGAGCCAGTGTTGCGAGCCTGTGAGGTCGGTGAGCTGGTCGCCGACGGAGAGTATGAAATTATATCCTAGGTGCTGTTTTAATGCAATCTTTTCTTCGGCGCGAATGAACCCAAGTTTATCGTAGCTAATTCCATTATCGGCGAGTTGTTTCATGGTCCATTGAATGACTGTTTCCATGCGCGGTCGTGCTGTGATGATGACTACGATGTATCCCGCCGCCTGTGCGTCCCAGAGAAGTTTAATCATGGGTACGATTGGTTTCCCGAACATTGTGAGTAGGGTGTCATCTATGTCAAACATCACCGCATCACCCGGTTGTACTGTTCTCTGTGTGATGTATCTCAGACCATGGATACGTAATGCATCCATCTTACTTATAGATGTGATTTAAATTTATCTATATGTGTCCCGTATGTTATACAGAACGCGCGTCCGCATACTTTGTGTGTGGACACGGATTATGTAAAAATTGCGCCGTTCGTTGGTTGAGTTTTGACGACACGTGTCCAATGTGTCGTACGCGTGTGGGTTCGGAATTCGTGGACATCGACGCGTTGCCATCACTCGAACGTGCGCGTGAGGTCATGTCAAAGTTGGAGGGGCGGTACACGTGTTCGTACGACACAAATGTTTTAATCACAGCACCTGGTATTGTGAGTTGGGTTAAAAAGAAAATTACATAATAATAAAGAGATGTATGACCCTCCTATAAGTCACTATTCGGAGATGGATGTGTCTGAGTATGATGAAGATGAGTTTTTTAAATTTGTTGGTAAAGGTGGTGCTAAATTTTATTACATGACTCGTGTATTAGGTTTAGATTTCCTATGGTATGACAGAGACCGTAAAAAAATTGAAATATGGGGACCCTTTCATGTCCATCAAAATAAACAATCGGAACAATTGATTCGGGCGGAGATTGAACATTTTTTCAACAGCACACCCCCCAGTAACCGCCGCACCGAGACACCGGAGCCATCGGACGATGTCTACCTTTAAAATACAAAAAGTCATTGACGGTATAAAGGAACGTCCAAAGGTTAACAAACTTAAGCGTCAACCTGTATACAGGAAAGAGGATTACATTGTGTTGATAAAGAAACATTACAAGGAGTGTGGCTTGCCCGAACCCGACTGGTTGGACGAGATTCCCGACGCGATCGTGAAAACGTCATCATCTGTGGAGAACACTGATCCAAAGCTTTTTTCGCACGACTGGGTGTCGTTGGTATTGGAATATGATGAGACACAAGAACGCGTCAATTGTCGTCTATCTACAGCTCTTCACGACCTTTACCACGACTACTACTCACAGGGTATCCCCCCTCCAATCGAATCAGTGGTTCGGGCCTATAAGGATTTGGGGTTCTCAGACGAGTATCTCATGCGACTGATTGATACGCACGATCGCAGAATTACAAAGATGAAAAAATATGAAGAAGGTTTGGACAAGATTTTCAAACCCGACTCTTCAACGAAAAAGAAAAAGAAAAAGGAGAAACAGGAAATCGTCTCCGTCGAAGAAGAGGAGGAGGATGAGGATGAAGAGATGGATGAGGAACTTGATAACGATGAGGAAAATCATTTTGACATGGAAGAGGATGAAGATGATGAACAAAATGAAGAGGATATTGAGGAGGAGTACATCTCCGATTAAAGACTAGACCTACCTACTAATGTAAGACTTATGTATATTGCGTGGGACACAGAGACCACGGGTTTGCCGCTTATACGCACATCTCCCACCCTTAAGAATATCCAAAAGTATGACACGTGTCGTATCGTGTCGCTCGCCGCGGTAAAGTTTTCGTCGCGTGGTCGCGAAGTTGCATCTTTCCATCGTATAATCAAGCCCGATGGGTATCGCGTAGGTGCGACGGAGATACACGGGATTAGCCATGACTATGCGATGGAACATGGGTCTCCATTTAAAGAAGTCTTTAAAGATTTCTTAGATTTTATTGGACCTATAGAAACCCTCGTGGCCCATAACAGTCGTTTTGATGAGAATGTCTTGTTATCGGAGACGTTGCGCATTGGCATGACTATCCCATCGTTTGACTACGTGTGTACGAACAACATGCACAAGGAGAAGATGTTTAGTCCCATCAAACTCATTCATTTGTACACAAACACATTTGGAGAAGGCTTCGATGGTGCGCACGATGCGTTGAATGATGCGCGTGCGTGTGGGAAGGTGTACCCCCATCTGAAGGAGCGCACCTATAGGCACAAACCCGTGGGTATTTCTCGCATCACCATCAAGGCTTCTGATGTTTCTGGTATCATGGGTATGAGTCAGTTTAAGAAGCCTCAAGATGTTGTTGAAGAGTTGTGGTTGAAGCACAGTCCGGAGACTTTTACGATGAAAACAAAAGAGGAGCGGGCTCTGGATGCTTTGGCGACGTGTCCAGATGTGCGTTGTATCGATGACGTAGAGGCGTCTTGTCTCACTCCAGCTGAAAAGGGATTGGTGAAGGATTATTACAGGAAATCATCATCTACAAAGCCAAGTTCCCAATCATTTCCGGGGACTTTTTACAAGTACAATGTGTGTTGTATAGATGGAACGTTGTATCAAGTGATTGGTAAGGTGGACACCATCAGACAAAATGAAGATGGGTCTCGTACACTTATTGAGATGAAGAGACGAACGAATGGTCTATTCAACCGTCTTCGTGATTACGAGGAGGTACAGTGTCGCGTGTACCTGTCCATGATGCACCCATCGGTGCGAAACGTGCTTCTTGTTGAGAGTTATGATGGTGAGATGAAGTCCTACCTCGTGGAAAGGGATGAGGTCAAGTGGGAGAAGATTAGACGACGACTTCAAAATTTTTGTTCGTATTTTCACGAGTGTATTTCATATAAGGAATAGATTTGTTATATTATTATGAACCTTACATGGCTTGCGCAGTTTCCAATACTCGTCTTCTATACCGGTTCACTCACGAGTTATATCGTGGCTCGGTGGGTCTACACACAGAATGATTGTCTGTCTGTGTGGCGTTGGGGTAATTTCGTGTGTGAAGTCAGCGAGACGTCCATGCGAACGGCGAAATCACACCTTATGTCTAAAACCCTAGGTGCCCTTGGTGCCGCGATGACTTTTTTGTCATCATCCCAAGCTGTGAAATTTTTGGACAAATGCCCCCCCAGTAAACGGACACCCATTGATTTTGACACATCGTGAACCATGGACATGGAGAATATTGTGAGTGAATTGAAGGAAATTAAAGACCTACTTAAGGAGGTTTTAACCAAAAGACTTGTCGAGGATGTGTCTGAATCCATCGACGACTCTACAATCTGTATAGGTACCACTGGTAAGGGTAAAAAATGTACGAACAAGCGTATCGATGGGAGTGACTACTGTGGTATGCACGGAGGGAACAAAAAGCGAAAAGTTTCCATAAACACCGCCGCGAAGACGGAGAAAATCATACCTGTACACACACATCACACTGAACCCGAAAAGCCTTGTGATGTGTGTATTCAACACGGAGATGTCTTCGACCCGAGGGTATCTGACCAATCATATAGCCTCCAAGAGCGTCTGGCAGGCATGTTAAAAAATGAGTAAATTCCCCCCCAGTAAATAAGTACCTATCACATCATTGAATCATGACTCATACTACCGACCTCGACCAGTGGCGCACCCTTTCCCCGAAGGATTTCACCGCGAAGCTTCTCAGTTTAGCTGAGGAGAACTCGGACATCCTTCCCGAAAAGGCTTACATTGGTTTGATGAACGCGTCGAAGGTGATACAC